AAGTTCTGCTGCTCGAAGCTCTCGGCATGGAAGTGGCTGAAGCCGTTGTAGCCATCAACCGCGTGCCGGGCGCTGTCAACGAGACGCTGCTGAAGCTGTTCGGCATTACGCGCAACTCCGGTACTACGCCGGTGCTGTCACTGAAGTTCACTGTGGCAAACACTGGTGGTTACACGATTCCTGCCGGTACCGAGAGCCGACTGTCACTACCTGGCGGCCTTGAATCAGTCGTCTTCTCTACCGACAGTGATCTGGTCATCAGCGCCGGCTTCCTCACAGGAACTGTGAGTGCCACTGGAGACAGGTTCACCGCAGACGCCAACTCGGTTGCGGTGAACACCTATCTCGACCTACTTGACTCGATCCTGGCCGTGGAAACGGTGCAGCTCGACCAGCATCTAACGAACGGAGAAGATCCTGAAAATGATGCAGATTACTTTGCGCGAGCCGTTGCGCGCTTCGGACGCCTCTCGGACACTCTGGTTCTGCCTTCCCACTTCACCAGCTTCGTACTTGAAGATCCCACCTTCAAGCGAGCCTTCACCATCGACAACTGGGACGGGACAGGGAGCACTCCAGGGACGGTTGCCGGACACGTCACCGTTGCTGTGTATGGCGACGGTGCTACGAACACTTCCGGCGAGAAGAGTGCTCTGCTCGCCAAGCTCGAAGCAGCAGCACTTGCCAATCTCACAGTTCATGTAATAGATCCCACGATCACCGCAGTAGCCGTCACGGCTACTGTGAAGGCCAAGGCTGGCTACGTCACGAGTGACGTACAGACTGCCGTCGTAGCGGCTCTGACGGCATACCTGGACCCCATGGTGTGGCCGTGGTCTGGCACTGTGCGGCGGTTCGAACTCGTTTCGCTGATGGACCAGGTGCCTGGTGTGGATTACGTGGTGTCGGTCACCACTCCAGCGTCTGACGTAACCCTCACTGGCAACGCTCCGTTGGCTGACAACGGCACTCTGACGATTACGGTGACCTGACATGAGCAACTGGACCGACATCGGATACAGCCATGAAATCCAATTCACCTCATGGAGTCCTGATCGCGATCTGAACCCACAGTATGCCGGCGTGCCTGACATCGAGAAGTATGGTCTGCTTGTTCGCCACCCCCACAAGGTCACCGGCAAGCCGTGTATGGGTGGAATCAAGTTCGATACCCCTGAGGTCAGAGCGCTCGACGCTGTGGCGCCTCCTGGCTCGTTCGTCGGAGCTGTGTGGCAGGTGGTGTCCTTCGACCCCATTCATGTCGAGCCGAGCCTGCTGTGTTCATGTGGTGACCACGGATTCATCCGTGGTGGGCGGTGGGTGCCGGTATGACGGAGCCGATATTCGACGCTACGACGGAACGGATGTGGAGCCGTCTTCCGGAGATTTACCGTGCAGAGGACCAAGAGCAGGGATGGACGTTCAAGAAGTGGTTGTCTGGTATCGGTAGCGCTCTGGACACTGTTAATGTCCTATATGGACGCTTCGACTTCGATACGCCTGACGACGGTGGCGCTATTGGTGACTCATCAGAGCTGACTGACCCGATGAAGGCCGACGTCGCCTGGCTTCCTTGGCTAGGCCAGTTTGTTGGCGTTCATTCAGAGAATTATGCATCCATCACAAACCTTCGTTCTGCCATTAGCTCTGCCCTTACTGGGCTACAGCCAGGGACGAAGTTGTCCATTGTAGAGATTGTTAAGACTGTTCTCACCGGCACTCAGTATGTGGAGGTGTACGACCACAGCGTTACCACCCCCGGTGATGGTGGGCAATGGGATGTGCTGATCGTGACAGTGACGTCTGAGACGGTCAGCGATCCGGCTGCTGCTGTGATCGCCGCCGGTGGCAAGCCGGCAGGGATCCTCTTGCATCATGTGACGTTCGAATCTACCTGGGATCAGATCGAGGCCGGCTTCCCAACTTGGGCGGACATCGATGCGACCACCTGGCAAGGCATATCGGAGGTTGGTTTGTAATGGCTGGCGTACATGGTGACCCTCTCTACGCAGTGTGGGCAACTATGCACCAACGCTGTAGCAACCCAAACAGCCGGTCATACAAGACTTATGGAGCTAACGGCATTAAGGTTTGCAAGCGCTGGAAATTTTTCACTCTGTTCAAGGCAGACATGGGAACGCGACCTGAAGGTCACTGGCTTGAGCGGATTGATTCAAGCAAGGGCTATCGGCCATCCAACTGTCGCTGGGCTACCCCCAAGGAGCAGCAGCGCAATCGGACCAACAATGCACTGTGGACACATGACGGCGTAACGATGTGTGTCAAGGCTTGGGCTGAAATGCTCGGCGTCAACCACCAGACCTTGTGGCAACGTCACAGCGCTTACGGTTGGTCTATCGAGAAGACGCTGACTACGCCCGTTCGTCCACGAAGCAAGAAAGGGTGAACTCCATTGGCTGAAACACTCACTGCTCGTGTTGGCCTGCGGGTCTACAGCGCCGGCACAGACACCTTCGGCCGTACCGAGTACGACGACAACATGCAGGCCATTGAAAACTTGATGGCCATCGACCAGCAAGGCACACTCGGAAGCCGTCCGGCTGCTGGTCTTACTGGCCGGTACTGGTACGACACCAGTACCGCTGTCATCTACCGAGACAACGGAACATCGTGGACCGTCGTTGGGTCTCGTATTCTCGACGAGATCGCCTTCGCCTCTGCCACCAACACGGTTCCGCTGACTGCGTCCGGCTTGACCAGCCAGACAGGAAACCTGTTCGAGGCAAAGATCACTACCACAACCAAGGCGTTCATCAGTGCTGCCGGTCAGATGAGCGCTGACAACTTCACCGGTAAGAAGTACGCGGCTTCCGGGGGTGTTGCTACTGACGTGCTGTTCTCTGGTACGGCCGCTTCGTCGCAGTCGGCGGATGTAGTGTCCATTAAGGACAACAGCAACAGCAACCTCTTCAAGGTATCAAGCGCCGGCACACTCACTACGAGTAGCGCCAAACTTGGTACGGCAGCGGCTGGCTCCGTGGTGGGCACGTCGGCCAACGACAACGTGGCCGGGCAATCTACATTCACCGGCTCAATGGGGTTTGAGGTCTACAGCGCCAAGGGTGGCAGTGGTAGTACGTTCACCGATGGCTTGTACCTCAAGCACCAGGCTGCGGACAGCACCGCCGTGCTTCGTCGCTTTGGTGTACTGATGAAGGTTGGAGACGAGATTTCCGGCGACGCCACCAAGAGCGCCGGCATGTACCTCGAATCGTCTGCGGCCCTGTTCGCATCTCCGACGTTTGTCCTCTTCAACGGCGATGAACCTGTCATGCAGTTCCCGATGGGGGCGCCTGCAACGGTTGAGCAGGACTTTACGGTCAACGGGCAGGCAACACTGAACCCATCTTCCTCGTCGAGTCTTGTCATGGGAGCGTCGTCGGAGCTAGGTGCACAGGGGTCGGGGACCAACCTGTACGCCCGCGTGGGAGCCTCAGGGAAGTTTTCCCTGTATGCAGGTGGGGCACACAGTGGCATCGCAGGAGACGCCGGATCAGGGGGTGCAACGATAGCTTCCTTCGCGATGTCTGGCGGAGTGGGGCAGATAACCGTCTCCAAAGCGCTCTTCGCAACTTCGGCGCAGGTTGGTCCATCCAACAGTGGGAACACTGTCTACTCAGGCAACCAACTTCAGTCGCTTAACAACGGGTCCAACGCCGCTTTTTCCATCAACCCGAGTGGAGGAATCGTCACCATCGGCAGCTCTAGTGCTGGTGCGGTTGTGCCTGGATCTCTTACTCTCCAAGGGCACAAGGTGTCCGTTCAGTCGTCGAGCAGTGCTCCCAGCTCGCCGGCCGTTGGTGATGTCTGGATTCAGATATGACACTCGCGTGGCGTGTCAAGCATTGGGACGGCAGCGCATGGGTTAACTCAGACGTACGTCGTTGGGATGGTGCAGAGTGGGCAGCCGCCAATTCGTACTACTGGGACGGCAGCCAGTGGGCGTTGCAGACTGATCGCACTCCACCAACTTCAACTCATACAACGGACTACGCGCAAGTGTGGAGGGGAACCTACGGAAGCGATAACAACCGACGCACCGACAGCAACGGAGCCAGCCACAACTACCAAGGAGACAGTGGAAGCAGTTCGTACGGCAACCAGCGGTCCATGTGGTCCTTGGGGCTCGGTCCATTCAGCGATCTGCAAGGAGCGGTGGCGTTCTACGATTCCCTGGTTTATGTCACCAACCAGTGGACGTACTACAACTCAGGCGGTACGGCGGTGTTCGGGACCAACCCGATCAACTCTGGTGGCGCACCGTCCACGTTCAGCGAACGAGACTCGAACGTCATCCAGGTGCACTTCGAGCGGTACCAAGCAAAGTGGATCGGTCTCGGTACTAGCTTGATGGGCTTGTTCCAAGCCGGGTTGATTTTCGGCTTCACCCTCCACGCCAGTAGCAACGACGTCACCTTCTACGGTTACTACGCAACCACAATTACGTACAGACAGGTCTACGAAAAATGAGCGACGTGTACCAGACCATTCCCCCAGACACTCAGACGACTGTCATCAGGAAGCGCATCAACGAGATTGAACATAACTTGTTGCTGCTCCGGATGCAGTCTGCCGAGTACTGGTCGATGCTCGCTACAGAACTTGAAGACAGTGTCAAGACAGACATCGAGACAGCACTTCAGAACGTGAACAAGGATATTTCCCTTCTCATAGTCAGGATTGAGGCACTGAACAACATGATCGAGGAGGTGAGGTCGGAGCAGCCATCTGGTTAAGGGACAATGAGGTGTGATCTACCAGCACCACGGGGAAGGCGGCGCTAGTGAACAACAGAGTTCGAACCATCCTCATTACAGTCATCGCTGTTGTGTGGGCTGTCAACTTCACTGCCCCTGTCTTCGTGCACGGCTACGTTCCGCCTCCTGAAATTCACATCATATTTATGGCTATCGCTGGTGGTCTGGTGGCAGGATATAAGAGTGAGGGTGGAAAGAATGGCAAGAAGGGCAAGCGCGACGAAGACGAGGAGCTAAAGAAATGAACTGGCAGCATCTACTCGTGCTGATTTTGACGTTCGGGCTGTGCTTGTTCGGCTCTTGGCTGTACATTCACATTTTTCAGTCACGCCGACCTACCGCAAGTGAAAGCGGCAGTAGAGGTGTGGCAGCCATCGTGCTTGGTCTAGCCCTCGCCAGCGCAGTACAAGTGGTTTGGTTCCAGGTAACTGACGACCGGAAAAGAGACTGCCAGTACAAGCTGAACACCGCCATTATCGAGACGCTGAAAGATAGGGCAGGTCCAAATAACCAGGCCGACGAAGCCCTCAAGACGATGGCGCAGTCGATATTGGACGCAAAGACTGCGAACGATACTCGTAGCGCTATTCGAACGTTCATTGACGCGATGAACGCCAAGAAGAAGGCACAAGAGGAGAACCCTCTGCCTGAGATCCCCAGCAACTGTAGGCCATGAACTGGCTACACTCGTCCTGAGGGATACACACGATGAAAGGAGGTGGCTCTTGACAAGCCGTCAGCATCAGGACTGGATCAACCGCGGCAGGCCCGACTCCGGTCTCGCTCGCCCGTTGGTCATCATCCGAGACGGACTGCGCCACATGGGGTACACGGTGTACGACTTCCCCAACGACGCACACCTCGACGCGCCGAAGCCTGAGGATCACACCTACTACTCAGAGACGGGCTGGCCCGGATCGTCACCGAAGTGGTGGCGTCACGCTATCGACATCATGCCGCCGGCAGCCGGCTCAGGACTGCCACCGTTACAAAAGGTTGGGCAAGTCCTTGCCACAGACCGCAACAGTGGCAAGGCCGGTTGGCTCAAGTACATGAACTGGCCTTCCACGGGCGATCTGAGCCGCGCCGTACAGAACTACTGGGAGGACAGCACCGGCCAGCGCCCCAGCAGCGACACTGGCCACATACATCTCAGTTCCACTACAGGAGTCGAAACCAGCTCGATGTGGGACAGCTACGACATCGCAGCTCGACTCCGAGGCGTCGTCCCGTCCAACGTGAACACAAATTCGACTTCAGAAGGTGAAGCACCTATGTTCCTCGCTCAAGGGTCTGACGGTCAGCTGTACCTGTGCGATGGCAAGGACTCCGATCCGACCGACGTGTCCGCTCTTGCGGACAAGCAGACGTTGGTCAGCGAAGGCCGTATTCCGCCCATCATCGGAGTCGGCAAGGGGTACGGAGATTTCTACCCTCGTGGTGGTTGGACCGAGCGTGCCTTCGGCAAGCTTCGCACCGCTGCGCCGACTCCGGTCATCACGGACGCACAGGTTGCGGCCATCACGAACAATCTCGCCGAGGTTGTGACCGCTGCTCTGGCCGGCGCCGATCACCAGCTCACCGAACAGCAGATCATTGACGCGGTGAAGGCGGCCCTCCAGCAGGGCGTCGGCACTCTCGCCAAGCTCCACGAGAGCTGACATCTCCATCTACTGAAAGAGGTATGAGATGCCACTCCCGGTCGGCGTACAGACGGTCCGTGTGTTCGGCACGTATTTGAAAAGCGACGGGACTCCCGAACGTGGCTTCCTGAAGTTCAAGCCGATCATCGTCACTGTCGGCTCGGGAGTGGTCATCAACAAGGACGAGGTTCGTGCCAACCTCAACAACCTTGGCCAGTTCAGCATCTCGCTTCCTACGAGCGACAACAGCGGCCTGAACCCTGACGGCTGGACCTACGAAGCGAAGGTGTTCTTCGAGGGAGGGACGCTGCTGAAGTACAACTTCCAGCTTCCTGTTTCACCCTCTGAAGTTGACTTCAGCACGATCGTCCCGCAACCACCAATCGACCCAACGCTCACCTACGTGACCTCCGACCAACTCGATGCCGTGGCGGCAAGGCTTTCGTACGACCACAACCAGGCAACTCCAGCATCCATCTGGGTTGTCACGCACGATCTGGGCTACCGGCCCAACGTCCAGGTGTTCGACTCCGCAGGCGATGAAGTCAAAGGCGCTGTCGAACATGACGACGTGAATGGCTTGACCATCGCCTTCTCGGCCGCCTTCAGTGGCCACGCGTATCTGAGTTAGGAGAGCAACACATGGGTGTCAAGTTCGGTTACAGCGTCGACTTTCAGAAGAACCAGCTCCTCAACGCGGTTATCCAGAACCTCAGCTCGGCACCATCTTCACCGGTTGAGGGACAGGTCTACTACGACACCACCGGCCACACGCTCTACTACCGCAACGACAGCACTTGGGTCGCTGCTGGTTCAACTGGTGCCAGCGGTTCGGCCGGCGGAGACCTGACCGGTACGTACCCCAACCCCACTATCGCGGCGAACGCGGTCACGACTTCGAAGATTCTCGACGCCAACGTGACCATCGCGAAGATCGGTGCGAGCACCTTCAACACGCAGGTTCAGTTGAGCCGGCTGGACCAGATGGCCGCACCGACTGCCGCTGTGTCACTAAACAGCCAGAAGATCACGAGCCTGGCCGACCCCACCAGCAACACCGACGCGGCCAACAAGCAGTACGTGGATGCTCTGTCCGGCGGTCTGGACGCGAAGAACTCCGTACGTGTCGCGTCGACAGCCAACGGCACCATCTCCACCGCGTTCGCCAACGGCCAGACGGTGGACGGCGTGACGATCGCGACCGGCGACCGAATCCTCGTCAAGAGTCAGACTTCAGGCGCTGAAAACGGTATCTACACCGTCAACGCGTCCGGCGCTCCCACGAGGGCAGCAGATGCCAACGCGAGTGGTGAGATCAGCACCGGCACGATCGTCTACGTAGAAAGCGGCACGGCGAATGGAGGGCAGCAATGGGTGTGTTCCGCCACGGCAAGCACCCCATGGGTGCCTGGAACCGACTCGTCTACCTGGGTGTTGTACTTCGCCGTGACGGCCACACAGGCTGGAGCTGGTCTGACCGCTACGGGCAACGTGCTCGCTGTCGGCGCCGGTACCGGTATTACCGTCGCGGCTGACTCGGTTGGCATCGACACCAGCATTGTTGCGCGGAAGTACACCACTCAGGTCGGCGACGGCACTACGACGACCTTCACCGTCACGCATAACCTCGGTACGCGATCGGTGGTCGTTTCAGTGTCTGAATCGGCTACGCCGTGGGAAGAGGTCATGCCTCAAGTCAAGAAGGCCAGCACCAACACCATCACGTTGACCTTCTCGGTCGCGCCCACCACCAACCAGTACGACGTCGCTGTGGTCGGCTGATCCATGGGTGTCAAACTGCTCGCGCCACTGAATGACGCGAACAAGGATCCGATCGCCACTCCGGTGCTCGACAAACAGGCGTCCGCGCCGAGCAGCCCTGTGGAGGGTCAGCTCTACTACGACACCGTCACCAAGAAGGCGTACTACTACAACGGCACGGCGTGGACCGATATGACCGGTGGAGGTGGCGGGGGATCGACCACCTACCCGGACGAGATGTATCCAACTACAGGAAAGTTCTACCAAGCACCTCGTGGTCGCATCGGTCCCAACCTCGCACTCACCCTCAACGTCACGTACGCCATCCCGTGTCCGTTCGGCAAGACGTGCACACTCGACACTCTTGGCGTCGAGGTAGCTGTTGCCGCTACGACTGGAGGAGTTGTACGGCTGGGAATGTGGGACTGGATCAGTAGCACCGACCCACGACCGGGCAGTCTCATTACTGACTTCGGTACGACGGCCAGCACCGGCACTGGCTTCGTGTCGAAGGCTTCACTAGCTCAAGCAATCAGCACGGCACACAAGGCGTACTGGTTCAGTGTTACCGCTCAGGTTGCCGTTTGCACGCTTCGTGTGCTCGACGACGGAAGCCCATGGGTGTACGACAATTCCGCCGTCACAGGAACCGGGTCGGCAGGGGCGTTGTACATGACCGGCACCAGCGGCGCACTGCCAGGCACCTTCACCATCGCCGGTGGAGATGCCGCTCCGCGGTTCAACCTGAAGTTCGTCTGAAGGAGGAAAGCCATGCATGTTCAGCTGTTGAACATCGGTACCACACTCGATGCGGTACAGGTCGTGTCGTTCCTCGTGGGGCCGGCACTGCCGGTCATCGTGGGGTTGGTGACCCGTCTCTCTACGCATCCGAAGGTCAAGGCGGTCCTGCTGATCGTCATCGCCGCCCTCGCCGGCTTCGGCACGGAGTTCTTGGCCAACCCGTCGCACTTCAACGTGGTGGCGGCCATTCTCACGTGGATCGGTACATGGCTGGTGGCGGTGGCTAGTTACAAGGGAGCGCTGAAGAACTTCGACTGGATGAAGTGGATCCAGGCCAACGCCGGAGCGACGGAGGGTTCACACGCGTTGCGGAGTGGTAGCTAAAAGGCGGCTACAGAGTCCGTGACGGGCGGACTGGCCGCTACTGGTACCCAGACCCACCCTAGGGCGTTGCTGGGCGCTTAGAAGGGCAGAGGACGGGTACACGAAAGACCCCCACGGGATCCCGAGAAAGATGGGAAGGGGATCCGTGGGGGTCTTTCGTCTTAACAAGGGCCTACAGAAACGCTGTAGGTCGATTATCGCATCAAGAAGCGGCTCGACGCAATTCGGGCCTTGATCTCGTCGACTGTCATGTCTCCAGGATCCTTTTTGCGCAGCTTGCCGTAGCGCACTCGCTTGACCAGGAAGTGCCGGCGCAGGTCGCGCTCACGGTCATAGCGCCATGAACCGTCAGACCTTTCGGTGAAGCCCTTGGCTCCTTGGTGCGCCGTTTCTCCGCCGGCATCGTTGTCGTAGAAGAGCACGACAGTCACGGTGCCCATGCGCCGCAGGATCTTGATCTGTTCCGCCGTGACGTAGGTGCCGTACTGCGCGAGACCGACGAAACCGGCCTGCCACACCTTCATCGCGTCCTTCGGCCCTTCACAGAGCACGACGGTAGACGACGGGTGTTCGACGGCCAGCCAGGAACCGAAGAGGTTGTGTTTCTTGTCGAAGCCCTTCGGGTCCTTGTAACGATTCTGTGCGTCCGGTCCGAGGAACCGCTTCGTCACGCCCAACAGCCGGCCGTGATAGTCACGTACCGGGATCACGGCCGCCTCAGCCATGATGTCGTAGCCCAGGTCGAAAGTATCGATGATGTCCTGGGTGAAACCACAGTGCTCCGTCCAGTAGCCGCTTTCGTAGCGGTACCGGTCGAGCGTGTCTTCTGGCAGCCACGTGGGCACGTCCGTACCGTCCTGTTGCGCACGGAGCTTCGCGAGCTTCGTCGTCAGAACGTGCAAGGCTTCCTCCGTCCGGTCCCATGTGTAGTGGACTCCGACTAGCTTCGCGAGCTTCTTCATACCGCCGGAGATGTGACAACCATGGCAGAAGAAGACGCCCTTCGCAACATTAATGCGCATAGAGGCGTTTCGGTCGCCGTGGGATGGGCACAGCACGCCGTACTCATCACCTGAATGTTCCTTGACGGTGAAGTGGGCTTCGACGAACCTCGCGTGACTGCTTGCTGTGACCGTCGAGCTTCCCACTACCCACGCTCCCTGATTGAGTTTTTGTCGTCCTCGTCCGCGTCAGCTTCCATGAGAGCTTCGGCGGCGTCGTACGAGATGCTCTTGATGAGTCCCTTACCTGGTTGGAACTGAACCCACCACATGAACCCTCCAGGTCCATTGCGGTTCTTGGCCATCTTCATCTTGATGACCGATCTGCTCTTCTGACGTTGAGTCACCAACACATCAGCATCCTGGCCGATGGCGTCTGAGCCGGCCAGTGCTTCGGCGTCGGGTGGGTCACCCTTACCGGCACCGTCCGATCTATTGAGCTGAGCGGCGGCCACGATGGGGATCTGGTAGGTGGCGGCCAGACCCTTCAACTCTCCGGACAGCTTGGCGATGCCCTGCCAGTCCGCTTCACTTCGCTTCATCAACGTGAGGTAGTCGATGAAGACGATGTCCGGCTTGTGTGTCTCGATCTGTGCGGCCACAGTGAATGGGGACACCAGGCCGCGCGACGCATCAGAGACGTGCAGGCGTCCCTTGATGTGCTTCTTCATCTTGGCAAGGAACGCCTCGTAGGCGGCGAGGTCGAACCCCTTGCCCTGCATCAGTGAGGTGTTCTGGAAAATCTGCTTGCCGTACGTGCTGGACAGCAAGGCGTGGATGCGCATGCCCACCTGCGCTCTGGTCTGTTCCAACGCGTCGAACACGACGGCGTAACCATTGGCCGCAGCCATGGACGCCTCGTTCTGGATGACCCACGACTTTCCCTCGCCCAGTCGCGCGGCCCAGATAATCAGTTCGCCAGGGTTGTACCCGCCGAGACGTTCGTTGATGACATCAAGTGCTGATGGCACGCCGGCTGACCCGTTGGCGTCTGCACGTTCCTTGCGTTCCCTGACGTCTAGCAGGATGTCCTGATAGGAGCTGAATATGTCTTCGTCGCCTAGTGTTCCGATGGACGCCTGGACAGTCACCAGTCGAGACGTCATGGTGCGTACTGCTGTGTCGATGTCGCCATCGCTGATCGACTCTGCCACATCGGACAGCACTTCGGTCAGCATGTGTTTCACATGCGACTGACGTACCTCGTCGCAGAAGTGTTCAGTGTCAGAAGTCTTGCGGATCACAAAGTCAGGGAACTTGGCCTTGAACGCCTCACGCCCTGGTGTGCGCTTGTACTTGCGCTGGAAGTCTTCCAGCCATTGCCACTCTTCATCGTGCGAATGGAACATGTCACTTGTGATGCCGCGCCGTAGAGCCGTGCGTAGCTCTTTGCTGTTCAACACACTCGATATCAAGTGCACTTCCGGTGACACTGGCAAGGCGTCCCCCTATCTGGCCCATATGCAGATGAAGCCTCGCAACGGATGGGCTTCCCATTCCCGTCCATCGCAAGGCATGCCGAGATCATTAGCAAGATCACGACTTGGATACCCAACCAGTTTATGACCTTGCTAAACCCCTTGTCCTACAACGGATTCAGAGCATAAAGAAACGGCCACCAGCTTTGTCGCCAGTGGCCGTCCTTTGTGTACTGTCCAGTTAGGACTTCTTCGCCCTCTTCATCTTTACAGTCTTCTTGGCCGACTTCTTCACCTTCTTCATGGCCTTCGCCGGCTCTGCTTTCTTGCTGGTGCGCTTCTTGATGTTGGCCTTGCGGTAGTCCGGGATCTCCTCCGGCGGCACCAGACGCCATCCGCCCATCTCCACGGTGAAGCCCAACTGACGCGCGCGCGTCAGCACCTGGTTGAAGATGGTCGAGACCGGCTTGACGTTTCCACCAGTAGTGGTCTCACCGTCGAAGCACGTGACCAGGGCGTCATGGACTGCCTTACGGTCCTGCCCTCCGAGTCTGATGACTTCGTAGGCCCTGTGCAGATCCGAGTTCATGAGGAAGCCCAGCTCGTCACGCGTCTTGTCGTCAGGTGTTTCAACGACCTCCACCACGACGTCAGCCGGCTTCGCGCGCATTGCCTTCTTGGCGCTCTTGGCGGCTTTCGGCTTCACAGCCTTGCGCGCGCTCTTCACTACCTTCTTAGCCACAGCCATCTAATTCACTCCATGTAGTTCCAAAGTTCAGTTAAGCCACTGTAGCACTAGTACTTAACTCTATGAAGATCAGCACTCTGTAGTAGATGTCTACTGTGTTCAGCCACTCAAGGGCGTAGGTGTGTAGGCTAGCTGCGCTTTAGGCTGCGCTTAAGCCTACACACCTACGCCAACTCTTGTCCTTAAAGGACTTTAGCCATAGTTATCTCGCGCATGCGTACGCGCGTAAGGGAAGCGTGAGGCGACGTGGTCCGATTTCCTTGCTGCGCAGTGTTTTCATGAGGTGATCACAAGTCGTCAGAATGTCCGATTCACACCATGAATCCACCCAAACGGCCTGCCATTTGCTGACCGAAAGTATGATTCAGGGGGTTGATTTACCGGGGGTAAACGACTAGGCTTGCGTTGCACGGCAAGCAAGGGGACAGGGTCGGCGCAAGCGGCCCACACGTTCATTGGCAACTACACGCGGTTTACGGATCACCCCTAGTGGGATGGCGAAGCGCTAGCAACAGGCTTACCGCGTGTGGCGATGTCAAGTGCGTGCACAACCAAGCACCGTTGCACTTGTTCTTTGATGAACTGAATATCTGGCTTCACTAGCTAGCCCTGCTGACGCGTCCCTGTGACGCGCGTAGGCCAGGAAGGTACCTGGACTAGGGCTAGCCGTGGAAGGACGGTCACACGCGCGCACAGCGTCTTTAAGGGGCATCCCATGACTGCTGTCGCACCGACCACCTATGGTCCTGCCGCTCGGCGCTCCGCACTGGCGGACTACCGACGTAAGCAGGCCATGACGGACCAGGAACGCGATTCGCGAACCTGGACGGCCATGGCTTCCGAACTCCGCGCCGACTATGACGCGACGGAAGCCAAGCACCCCGGCTGTTTCTGACCGCAACCGCTCACAGACAACCCAACCATTCATCTGTGCGCGTTTGTGACTGTCCTTCCACGTTCTGTGCACTCCAGTGGGCCACGCTGGCGCACGCGTCCTGCCACCCCTGAAAGGGGAATCGACATGACCCGTCACCAGCTCTGGCTTGTGTACGCCGCTCTTACGCCTGTTCTCGCAGCGTCGGCGTACGCGTCTTTCAACCACACGGTGCACGTGGCGCAACGGTATGGGCAGGATGTTGTTTCCGCCCACCTGTTGCCGCTCTCGATCGACGGCCTGATGCTGGTTGCCAGCATCGTGCTCACGTCGGCGAAAACCAGGCGCGCGATCTTCATCGCACGCGCCACGCTGGTGCTCGGCTTCACCGCTTCGTTCGCAGCGAACATGCTGGCGACTCAGGGCGGCGTAATCGCGCACATCATCAGCGGATGGTTCGCCGCCTCGTTGTTGCTGGGAGTTGAACTCCTCCAGCACACGAACACGCGCAGCATGAAGGTTCGCGCCACCAAGGCCGAACTAGAGGCAGCCGCGATCGAGGCAGAAGCTACGGCAAAGGCCGAAGAAGAGGCGCGCATAGCCGCTGCCCTTAAGGCCAAGCGCCAGGAATCCGCTCGCAAGGGCGTAGAGACCAAGCGCGCCAAGAAAGCTGCTGTTGCCACCAAGCGCCCCTCACGCAAACTCACGATCGTTGCAGCGTCCGATGACGTTCCGACCGCTCAAGTTTCCTAGACCTTTTCCTACGCCGCGCGTCAGCGTGGCCCTCTAGGGTGCACAGGATGTGAAGCCATTCCGTTTTGCTTGCGGACACCTGCCTAGGGTATGGAGCGCGTTCAGTAGACGAATGCTAAACCCCTTCCCAAGGAGCACACTATGGCAGTTTTGGCGCGCAGAATGTTTGTTTCCGGCCCCGTTGGTGCCACCCTCAGGGCGGACTACGTGAAGAAAGTTCGTCAGTACTACCGCGCGGTTGCGGCTGACATCAAGTCCGTACCTCGCGTTCACATCACGGTGGAAGGTACCTCGCAACTCGTGTTGAACGTGCCCGATCGTGACGTGTTCATCAGAGTTACTCACCCTGAAGAGATGTTCGAACTGACCGGAGACAAGGCCGACCGCAAGTGGTGGGTCGGCGTGGTCGACTCAGAAACCGGTGAAGACCTGTCGTACGCGATGTATGGCGCTAATTCCGACACAGCGACCATCGCTCGTCGGGTTGATGCGTTGTTCCGCAAGGTTTCCAAGTAAGGCCGAACTCCAGCCCCTAGGCATATGCCCGCAAGCAAGACGGACCCTGTAGGCAGACACACGCGCACGGTTCACCCTTTGAAAGGGGTGGCCATGCCTCCGGTCAAGAAAACACTGCCGGCCGCTCTGACTCCAGTCAAGAAGACGGCCAAGAAGGTTGCTCCTCGTCCTGTTCGTGCGGTTGCGCCGCCGGCTGGCATCGAGGTACGTATGACGCGTTCGCGTGAAACCAAGGGAACATACGTCTACGAGGACAGCACGGAAGGTACGCCTATCCGTGCGCTGTACATTTCGAAAGGGACCACAGACCAGGAACCTCCACTGTCCATCGTGGTCACTATCCTGCCTGCCTGATTCATTCAGCCCGTGCGCGTGTGCGTGCCTACAGGGGTATTCGGGTCAAACTACACAGAGGAAAGTGGGTAGGGGACTTAGCACCCCTGCCACCCTCTCGTACGTCCTAGTGGAGGCACGCGCATTCAGGGCGTACGGGGGTAGGTAGATGCCCCATGGGGCACAGAACGGCGCTACACGGGCCTTACAGGGGCCTTGACGCGCGTCGCCTAGACAGGGTGGCAGGCTGCCTTACGGGCAGTTAGGGGCTGTGCGCCTCTACCGATGTTCGTAGACATGCGCCACGGATTCACACTGTGAATGGAGTGGTGAACATGGACGCCAATGCAGCACTCAAAGAGATCCGGGAAATGATCAAGGACCTGGACGGCGCCGACCAGAGCAGCCAGCGGTATCGAGGGCTGGTCGCCGATTTCATCGGGACGGTTAGCGGGCTCGACGACAGCCTGTCACGTGGTGGCTTCCTGCCCAAAGAGTGGCAGCAGAAGGCAGACGCTGATCTGCTGAAGCTTGAGGGCCAGGTTGAGTCAGCTCGTACCAACCTGGCCTTGTTGGAGAGGTACTTCGAACAGCATCCACTGGGATCAGTCTTCGTGGAAGAGCAACTGACGTTCGGCATGGAAAATGTGAAGCGCGCTCAACAGCTGGTCGACAGGATGCTGTCACGCGCGCAGAACCGCTAGAGCAACGTCGTTCCGTGGCGCTTGCCTGCGAACATCGGTAGGGGAATGGGAGCACAGGCAGCCAAGAGACTCCGACAGGCAAGCTTCAAGCGCTGAAAAGCAGAGACGGTTGCGGGCGGTACATCAGCCGAATCGGGTTACCGGTTACGTCTAGGCGAAGTAGAGCGCGACGACCACGGATACACAGCGATCCAACTACCGGGGGTGCCCGGGGTGACGGGGACTCGCTTGACCACGTGGACAGCACGCGTTAACGGAGACACAGCAGGCGAACAAGCAGTCAGAAAGCAGTCCGCAGCGCGAGGCGCAAGGGACGCAGGCATGGCACTCATAGAGAAGTGCCCAGCCGATGCCCTACCCGACCACACCAGCGGTACGCCAGTACAGAGCCGGCTAGGTGTGGGAAGTCCCTGGGAGTGTTGGCTCCCGCATAGGGCAGATCCTGGCGATAGCTGACGTGAATCTCCACCGCGTAGACGTGTCCGCAGGTGTAGCAATGACGTTGGACGTGAACCTCATGCGTATCCCGGGCGTCGGGTGCCTTTGTGCCCCCGACGTACCGGCAAGTCGCATGATGGGGCGACTGGAAAGAGGACAGGGCAATGCAGACAGTGGATCGAATCAGGACAGTGGTCACTGAGATCAAGCAGTGGCGCTACGAAGAGGGGTACCCGCACAACAGGGAAGCGCGGATCATCTTTGACAGCAGGACCGGCACTCCTCGGCTCGTACCTTCGGAGCCGGTGAAGTGGAATGGTTGACATCTACAAGCCTGGAGTGGGGCGGCTGTTCGTCTACCCACGTACGGGTGAGCCGCTACCGAAACGCGGAGATCCAGCGCTGCTGATGGCGCACCACTACGGCGAACAGATCGGAGCGTGGCGCGGACAACACCACCACAGCAAGTGGGGCAGCAACCCCTACAGGAGCGCGTGGCGTCAGTTCGTGACACAGTTTCCGGAAGAAGATCGGGAAATGCTGTACGAGTGGTACATCCATGGTTTGTACAGCGCTTTCAAGGTACACAACGTAAGGTGACCCAGCGGCATCGGTTTCCGCACGGAAGAGTCCGTGCGGTTTCCTGCTGTTGGGTATTGTTCACTCATTGAATGATGAGAGGTGCACATGCCGACATACACGGGTCATGGTGACTACAGCGAAGACGAGTGGCCCTACGATCACATCCCGGAGGGCGATACCAAAGAAGATTGGGTTGCCTGGATCCCAGCCATCAAGGAAGTTATTGAGACCGGCTGGTTTGACGGCTACCTGAAGGAGATCGGAGCGGCGGCGCGCGACCGGTTCATGAGGTTGAAGGCTGCCGAGGCGGCCAACCCCACCGTTGACCCGATGCATTCGGCAAGCTCACTCGGTGTGTACTACGACCCTACGGATGACGCTTACTACCGTGTGCGGCGTACGAAGGACAGGGCACGCACTTACGCCGAAAAGCTCGTCGTGGAGACGGCGGCTGTGGTCGACTCGGCTGGCAAGGTCACCACTCCGGCCAAGGTGCGTTTCAGCTATGAAGATGCCAAGGGGAAAGTTTTCGACCTTGTGCGGCGTCCTGAGTTGAAGATCGACCTAGACAAAGCGCGTGACTTTGGTGCGGCGTACGGGGTCTGCCTCCGGTGTGGCCGTGGTTTGAAGTCCAACTCGCCTCACATCAAGGAAATGATCGGTCCAGTCTGTTACCGGAAGATCAAGGATGGCGAAGGAGCCGACGATGGCGATTCGTAAGTTGAAGTCTGCTGAGGCACGGTTCCTACCGACCAACAAGGTCGCCACCATCCCCAGCCGGAAGATCCTGGAAAAGTACAAGCCGCGCACCATCTACGGTGTGGAGGACATGGAGCTGCTGGAAAAGGCACGCCTTAATGGAATGAACGTCCTGCTTGAGGGTCCAACCGGCGCAGGCAAGACGATGCTCACGAAGGCGTACGCGGCGAAGTACCGCAAGCCGTACTTCGCCAAGCCGAACAACGCCGGCATCGAGCCGGAGGAGCTGATCGGCAAGTGGATCCCTGATCCCAACAACGCGGGCGCGTGGCTGTACGTGCCTGGCGGTCTCTACGACGTCATCGAGCATGGTGGTGTCAGCTTGAGCAGTGAAATCAACTTCCTGCCTGACCGCGTCGCGTCGATCCTATACGAGGTGTTCGATGGTCGTCGGTCAGTTACTGTTTCCCGTGACGACCACACTCACGTGATCCAGGCGCACCGTCCGAACTGCTGGTGTGATCTTTCACTAGCTGAATGCCAGTCGAAGTGGCCGCTCCTGATTGCGGACATGAACCCTGGTTACAGCGGCACTAGAGATCTCAACCAGGCGCTACGAAACCGATTCGGTCTGATCATTGCGATGGACTACGACAAGGATGTCGAGCAGCAGCTGATCAAGTCAAAGACGCTGCTCAAGATGGCGTGGGATATCCGCACCTCAGCCGAATCTACTGGTGCTTACACCGATCCAGTCAGCACCAACATGCTGGAAGAGTTTGAAATCGTGGTTCGTGTTGCCGGTCTCGATGCGGCCATGGAAAACTTCGCCAACCACTTCGTGCAGAGCAGCGAGCGGGCAGCGATCCGCGGCCTGTTCTCCAACCTGCACAGCAACCTTTGGTCGGATTACCGGCGCATCGCTGCCGAAGCTGAGGGCGTGGAGTACGACCCGATCGAAGATGAGAAAGATCCGGTGCTCAACTCTTCTGACTTCGATGATGGCATGGATGACGATTGGTTGAAGTCATGAAGCTTGATCAAACAGAGCGACTTCGTATGGCTGCTGTTCATCTGTCGAAGATGGACAGTGTACTGGCTGCTCGTGAAGTTGTGTGCGGAGTGTCGGAGGTAGCGCCACACCCAGCATGGTCGTACGGGTCGGAGATCAAATTTCACGCTACCCAAGCGCCTGCTCTGGTCGACCTGGCGGATTACGTGGACCTGATGGGTCTGAACAATCACGAGCTAGCTCACATCCTTTTGACGCCGGCGCCTGACACCATCCAAGCCGTGCTCCGTGATGTCTTTCCTTCCGACTCCATTCGTCTCGACGTACTGCTTCGCACCAGTGCTGAACACCGCATGTCATACAACATGCTGGAGGACCAGCGCATCGAGAACATCATGGCCAAGATGTACCCGTCCATGGCCAAGTTCTTCACCGCTGCCGTCACACGGTACTGCCTCGAAAAGCCTGACTATGCGTGGCTACTGTTGTGCGGTCGGCTTTCACTTCCTCAAGAGCTTCGGCGTGCGGCGCGTGCTTACTTCGCCGCCGACAAGAGCATCAGGTTGCTGGCCGAGAGGGTGATACGGGAGTACATCACTCTGGACCTTCGGAAGAAGACGGATCTCATTCGCGCCGGTGAGCTGGTGGACGCGTTCACCGATATCCGACGTCGGATCAACATCAACCCGGCGGACCAACCTCCGTCTTGCGATCGGTCTGGTGATCGGGTAAGTGAAGCTCGTACGGCGGCTGACCGCGAGAAGATTTCCAGTGACATCGACAAGGCGATTGAGAAGGTTAAGCAAGAAGGCCAAGGTGTCAAGAAATCTGACGAGAAGTCAGAGGCTGCTGATGAAGCTGCATCGAAGAAGGGTGACGGCAAGGACCTGGGGGAGAAGCACAGCGACCTTCAGGAAGCCAAGAAGGAAGCGCGCGAAGACGTCAACAGCGACGCAGAGGTGATCCGGCACGCCAAGGACACCAGAGACACCGTTCAGGGTGACAAGCCGTTCTACAGCTCGAATAGGGAACAGCCGGTGATTGCCGGCGCCATCGAGGCTTCGAGCAAGTTGCTGATGAATTCACTCGTGAAGCAGATCCGCAAGGTTGAGGACGAGGTCGATTCCGGCTGGGAACTCAGGACCAACAGCGGCAAGCTGAACATGGGGCGTGTGCGACGCGCAGAGCACTCCTTCCGTCCGGGCCTGTACGACCGATGGCAACCAGGTGCTAGCCCTGACCAGTCGTTCGAAATCTGTGTTCTGCTCGACAAGTCCAGTTCGATGCGTGAGTCGAAGCACGGCCTACAGCAAGCGGCGTGGATCCTCAAGCGCATGGGCGATGTCGTTAACGCCAACACATCAGTGTGGACGTACAACAGCACCTCTCATCTGTTGTACCCGGCGTCAGAGAGGGTTGATCCTGCGGCAGGTGTCCCAGCTGTCAATCCGTCCGGTACTACCGACCCCTCTGGTGCGCTGCGCGATGCCTACTACACCTTGATGCGTACACGCCGTCGGCGTCGGCTGTTGCTCATCATGACCGATGGACAGTGGAACGCGAATATCGGCTACACGCAACCTTGGTTGTTCGAGAACCCTGATGACCTTATTCTCGGCCTGGGCGAGGCAGGCGTTGTCACTGCGATGATTCAATATGGCAAGGGTGCCAGTGCCAGCTCTGACGCGCACAAAGCGATGCTGTCGTTGCACATTACAGACCTGGCTCGGCAGATGCCGATCCTGATGAAGGACATCGTCACGACAATGTTGAGGATTGGTGCTTGATGGGATACAAGGCTACAAAGCCAATGAGGCGCCGAGTCAAGAAGGCAGTTCAGGAAGCGGAAGAGCCGCGTGACGAACGCCTTGACTTCTGGTTCAGCAAGATTCAGACGCTGAAGAAGGTCACTCAGGACGACCGGGCGATGATCGACATCCTCCAGGACACGGCCATCAAGTACATGGATGACCACGGCATCGAGAAGTACCGTGGCGTCGGTGTCATTCGTGGCGAGATGACCACCATCGACGTGGAGGAGCTGCGCGTTCAGTGCATGGAGCAAGATCCATCGGGTAACTTGTGGCGTTCGATCACGACGCGCGTCCTTGACAACGGGTTGTTGGAAGCGGCGCTGGAGCAGGGGCGCATTCCACCTGCCCTGGTGCAGGCAGCCACCAAGACGGTCCCCAAGAAGGAGTATCTGGGTCTTCAGTACCTGAAGAAATGACCAGCATCACCAGGTGCCCCACAGGGGCTGTGACGTCCTGGGAAAGGCAGGGGGTAGACGTCCCTACCCCCTGTGACTAAAAGCCTGTCAGCGACCCTTACAGGCGCCTTAAAACGGCCATTCATTCACTGAAAGTTACGACGCATGAAGAAGATCAAGACTGATCCGCCCATCTATCTGGAGACGATGGCAGCGGTTGCATGGCTGAACCGTAGGCGTCGTGATGTTCCGTCGGGGTATCCGGTTGGCAAGCGGCACCTTGACCCTCGGATGAACCCAACCGGTTGGAAGGCTGGCGGGCGTGACGCTGAGGAGTATCAGTTCAATCCAGAAATGGTCGGTGCGTCACGTGCTAGCGGTGTTGAGTTCGGGGAGGTGACTTCAGTCAGTGAAAACTGGGATGCGGATGCGACCCAACATTCAGGGGACGAATGACCCCCAGAACGAGAACTGCACGCTTGTTCCTGTGACGACAGTGAACCGTCTGCTCCCCAAGCTGTCACCTAACGTGCCGGCGGGGAGCTTCTTCCGCTTCAATGAGGAGACGAAGCTGGTAGAAGCGATCGTCACGCCGGTTGCAGGCTACACAAGCATGGTCCCGATAGCGTGGGATACATGCGCAGACTGCACACGACCCCTCAGGCGCTGTGAGTGCGCCCGTGGTGTATCTGCCAAGTCTTGGATGGTGGAGGCCGCGGAGAAGCGACCTGAGCTGATGCCAGAGGAGGCGCCCAAGAAAAAACTTCGGAGGATGAAGTTGTGACGGAAGACTTTAGCAATATGGCGCGCCGGCTTAGTCGCCTCAACGAGCTTCTGTCCAAGGCCATTCAAGAGGTGGACAAGTACGAAGAGATTATTGCCGACAACGTCGCTGACTTGCCGGCGTACCTCCACTTCGCGGTGGAGAACATTCTTGGTGTGCTAACCGTCGGCTCTCCGATCAATATGAAGTACCTGTTGACGGAAGGTCAAGCGATCGAGGTTCACAAGATGTTTGCTCAGATCGACATCCGGTACGCCGGCCAGATGCCGATCACGTGTCAGCTTGGCATGTGCACTCCTTCCACCGACGCGGCCATGCGCATCCTTACCGCGAGGACGATCGACTGGGACACGTATCAAGAAGAGGCGGCAGTCCTTCTAGAGGGGCGCAATGCTTTCGGCGCCAGACCGGCACACACGACGTGGCTCATTCACGCCGGCATGTCGACCGCCGTACAGAGCTGCGATATCCCTCATGGCACCATGGTGGCCTACGCGGCTTCCGCTCGAAACCAGATGGTCAACATCATGGAGATAATCGCGGAACACGAGTGGCCACCTGAATGCACCGAAGTCGTCCTGCGCTTGATGGGAGCAATGGACGACTCAGCTTTGGGCACCTACAGCAATCCGCTGGACGATCGCATAGAAGGGCAGAAGGATGGAACAGGAGACGGACCAGGCGTCAGTGCCGACGAACTCGACCGATGGTTCAACCTCGGATGATGAACCGGTGGTGTTGAGCGCACCGGTGTCGGCTCACCTGTTCAGCGAGATGAGGTCGCATCTCGTTGTTCAGGTGAAGGATGACGGTACGGGCATCAACCAACTGACGAACGCTCTGGTTGCGCGGTACCAGGCCGCAGTCGCCGAGCTGGGAGAAGCAACCGCCGCGATCGTCAAGCACTGTCGGAAGACCGGGCAGACGGTGCCGTTCGACTTCCTCTACCCGTCGGCCCGCACCGTGTCGAAACTTCCGGCGAAGACCAAGAAGGGTAAGCCGCTCCCGCCTTGGTTGCTTCCTTCCGACGAGGTGTTCCCCGCTGACTCGGAGGCCGCCAGCTACCACGAGTGCCCGGAGTGTAAGAAGCAGGTGCAGCACGACACCAGCAATGTCGCTTGTCCGCACTGCCAGGAAGAGCAGCGCAAGAAAGAAGATCCAGCAGCCAAGCCCGGCACGATCTTCGCAGCGTAGATATGATCGGCCGTCACAGCATTCAGTACGACGAGCGGTGGTTCGTGTGCAAGCGCTGTAAACGGGCCGTTCGTGTCATGCTGGCCAAGCCTCTGCTCGGCTGGCGGTTCCTACACATCCCACGTCGCTGCCACGACTGTTCAACTAGGAGGCACTAGCGACAGACCCTGACTGAATTGGATTCAGTACCTGAAGGAGAGAAGGATGACGCAGCATAGAGGCGGGGCGCTGTCACGAATTGCCCCGGAAGGTTGCTACACCACGTCTGGTTTTGCCAAGGCGGTCGGTATATCTACCGACACGGCCAAGCGTTGGCGCCTGACGGGGACGCTCATTCCATCCGGTGAACCACACGAGAGTGGTGAACTGACGATCTACATCTACACGGAGGAGGACGTGCAGCTTGGGCGACAGCTTCGTGTCAGCCCGGGTTCGCTCGATCGGCGCCTCAAGCACCTGGAAGTTGCGTCTTGAACTTCATGAAGTGAACCGTACAGGTTGTCTCGTTTGGTAGTGTGATGGCCTGTACGGTTCAACATGTCAATGACGAACGACTCAGCAAATAACGCACGTGGAAGGTAGGTGGCGCGTGCCCATTGGCCAAACAGTCGGCAGTAAGCAGAACATGAAGAGTCTGCTCGCCGGCGGAAACAGCAACGACGAAGTGTGGCGGCTGAAGGACGGCGAGGCGGCTCACGTCCGCTTTCTGACCGAACCGTCCGGATGGTCGCGGTACTACGAGCACTTCGATTCCAGCCGCGAAGGAAGTCCGTTCATCCCGTGTATCGGGCGTGACGAGGGCTGCCAGTACTGCGACGACGGTGTCAGGTCTGGAAAGAAGTTCCTCGCGAACATCGTGGACCTTCAGACGGACAAGGCGCGGGTGATCGTGCTCCCGCAGACGGCGGCCGACTTCCTCTACAAGCGGTGGGCTTCCAAAGACACCATCATGGACCGCCCCTTCACGATCGAGCGCGAGGGGTCCGGCAAGGACGACACGACGTACACCGTCGACCACGAGTCTCCGTCCAGGTTCAACACCAAGCGGTTCGAGATCAAGGACCTGGAGGAAGTCCTCCAATCCATGCTCGACGGTCCCACGGTCGCGGATGACGATGACGATGAGCCATCGTGGTCGCGCAAGAAAAAGAAGTCGGCGGCGAAGAAGGCTGCTCCAAAGAAAGCTGGTCGTCGTACGATCGCTGACGAAGACGACGACGAAGACGACGAGGACGAACGTCCGCCGCGCCGGCCGGTCAAGTCGGCCAAGAAGTCCGTACGCAAAGCGCTCCCTCCCAGCAAGGGCGTCAAGCGCATGCGCAAGATGAACTGACCCAGCGAACACCATTCACACCATCAAGCACTGAGAGGGAACAACCAAGATGGCAGTCAGCAAGAAAGCCGCCGCTCCGGTGAAGTCCGCGAAGTCCAAGGTCGGTCCGGCGAGGATCGCCAAGGCGGAGCCCGCGAAGGTCGCTCCGAAGAAGGCTCCGGCCAAGGCGGCGCCGAAGCAGGACGTCGAGCAGATGTCCGTTCCGGACTTCCTCAAGTCCCTGCGCGACCAGATCGACGCGTTCCTCGGCTCCGCGCCGTGGGACGAAGCCGAAGCCTCCGGCACCGACGAGGAGGCGGACGAAGAGACCAGCGCGATCGACGCGCGGCGCGCGGAGCTGGAGGACATGACGCCGGCCGCCCTGCGCAAGTTGGCGAAGGCCGCGGAGTTCGACCCCAAGGACATCAAGGCCGCGTCGGTCGAACAGCTCGTCGAGAACCTGTTGGAAGCCGAATTCGGCGACGCCGAGGACGACGAGGACGAAGACGAGGAGGACTCGGAGGAGTCGGAAGACGAGGAGACCGAGGACGACTCCGACGACGAGGACGCCGAGGACGAGGAGGAAGAGGAGGACGACGGCGAGGACGATTACACCCGCGAAGACCTCCTGGCGATGTCGCTGTCCGACCTGAAGAACCTCGCGGTGCAGCTCGGCAAGGCCGACAGCAAGGCGGACCTGAAGGGCCAGGACAAGGACACCGTCGCCGATCTGATCCTAGAGGACGACGAGGAGTCGGAAGACGAGGAAGGCGAGGACGACTACTACACCCGCGAGGACTACGAGGCGATGAAGATCGACGAGCTGAAGGCCCTCGCCGACCAGTGCGGCATCTCCTACAAGAAGACCGTCAAGGCCGCCGAGCTGATCGACGCCTTGGAGGCGTACGAGGAGGACTAGCTACATCGTCCATCCGGTGAAGTAATGGGGCACCCCATACCAGGGGTGCCCCTTCTGTTTGTAGGAGATGAAGTGAGTAATCGGCGCAAGTACAAGCGCTTGCTCAAGTGGTACCGGCATTACAACCGATGTGCCAAGCTGCATGCGGCGCCCAATCTCTGCCAGACCTCTTCGGTGTGCGCGTGGTGGGCGTGCTGCGAAGCGGCTCGTTCTAGTGTGTGGAGATAGTCATGCGGGGTAAGCAGGATCACCAGCCGCCTGCTCGTACACAGCAGGAACCGCTGGACAACACCAGCAACTACATCGCTGAGCAGATCGAGGTATGGCGGAAGACCGGTCAACTGATCCACCCCGAAACCGCGATGGAGATCGCCGCGTGGTGGCAGATGCCAAGCAACAGCTTCAGCCAGTTTGCCTCTACCGGTCACATCGCAAGTGACCTCATTCAGACCGTGAAGGATCAAATGGAGGTGGCTCCAGAAGCGTCGCCCCACACCCAGGAGTTGTCAGCGCTCCTGGCCTATCTGGAAGCGTGTAGCTGATGATGATGTACCACTACAGAATCGGAGAATGAACGTGGCACGGAAGAACCGGACGGACGCCGTCAAGCGCGCCGCTCAGTATCAGGGTTCGTCGACCGTCGTGCGTGGTGCGAAGCGTGCACCCCACGAACACACCCTCTCGTTCATCCGGGGCCGGCAGCGGTGCACCACCTGCCCCCACGTCGAGCCGCGTCCGAAGGTGGCGACCAACAACCTGGCCTTCGGCCAAGCCTTCACCGACGCCTTGGGCGAGTTCGACAAGGCAGCCAAAAGGATCGGCGACGGCTTCAAAGACATCTCTGCGCAGATCCTCAAGAGCAGCAAGAAGGAAGTCGTCACCATCGACTTCCTCACCATGTCGAAGCGATTCCCGGAAGAAATCTCTATCGGCTTCAACGACTCGTTGCCGCACCGCGAACCGACTGACACGCCCGCCCCTACGGCCGACGTCGACCCGGAGACGCTGTACGCCATCGTTGACAAGCTGAAGACCGACGACCAGATCGGTGAGGCGAAGAGTGAGCCGACGCCGGCCGACATCGAGGCCGCCGTGCCGCTCGTCGCACCGGTGGTCGTTCAGACGTCCTTCCCCACGGAGCAGCAGACCCGCGAGACGATGATCCTCCACTTCACTAACCAGCCGGACTCTGCCATGCGTGACGAGTTGGTGCAGACCGTTCAGTGGCTGAACCTGCACGGGTTCAACTTCAAACTGACCTCGAAGACGAACAAGTCGCAACTGTGGGCGTGGATCCGCGAGGCACGCGCCACGGTGCAGGACACCAACGTTCCGCAGGACGACGCGTGAACGAAACTCGCGCAAAATTCGGTGCCCTGATCCCCTTCGCTATCGTGGTCGTCGCCATCATGGTCGGATGGTGGTTGATTCCGCCGCTGTCTCCGACGCAGGCCGACGTTAACATGCCGTTGCACTACCAGGTGTCTTCTGTGCCGTCTACGGCCGGCAGCGACGCTCTGGTGCCGTCTATGCGCCCCACCACTGTGACGGCAGTGATGCCCAACCTGGTGGGGATGGACGTACCCACCGCGCAGGGGCACATGAAGACCCTCGGCTTCACACGCGTTCTGTTCATGTCGAACGACTCGACTCTCCGATCGATCGACACACCGCAGAACTGGATCGTCGACACTCAGCAGTTCACAGCCGGCGAACCCATCTGGGTGGACGAGCTGATTACGATTGAGTGCCGGTGGAAAAACTGGGGGCTGGAATCCCCCACCAAGAAGTGACCGTGGCAAACCAACACAGGAGGACGTAACCAGTGAGTGGCGGCAAGTTGCCCGTGACCGGGCTCAGCACAATCATGGTCGGTGGTGTCGCGATCAACCAGGTGAACTTGGCTCTGATCGCCGTGGGCATCGTCATCGTCGGAGCGGTACTCTACCGCTTCGGCTGGCGCCGCCGGAAGCCGATCAGTTCTCGGTGACCTATAGGGCATGGATGGTGCGGCGTCGTGCATTGCTCGGCGCCGCTCTTCTTGTAATGGCAGGTGCTGGTTGGTCATACCGACACATCCAGTCGACCATTCAAGAGGTAAATGGCAACGGATCACAGTACGGGCTGATCTTCACCTTCGCCTTTGTGATCCTGGTGTGGCAGACGTTCCTCTGCTATCGCGAAAAGCCGTGGCGGGCGAATGCCGCGCAGCAGCAGATCCTCAACGCCATGCGTATCGGTGTGGTCGTTCCCGTCTACAACGAGGACCCCGCAGCGCTGCGACACTGCCTGGCGTCGCTGATCGATCAGAGCCGACCATTCAACATGATCTACGTCGTGGATGACGGCTCGACGAAAGTGGACTACGCGCAGGAAGGGGTGATCACCTGGTTCAAGCTCGCGTGCAAGCGCGCTGGCATTCCGTGTGCGTGGGCTGTGAAGGGCAATGGCGGAAAGCGGTCCGCTCAGGGCGTGGCGTTCATGAACGCAGACGTAGACCTGTGGGCGACGTCTGACTCAGACAGCATCTGGGCGCCCAACGCACTTCACGAGTTACAGATACCGTTCCGAGACACACGGGTGTTCAGCGTGGCCGGCATTGTGGTGGCGCTGAACAACACGAAGAACCTACTCGCCCGGGTAACCGATCTGTGGTTCGTTACCGGACAGTTGATCGACCGCTCAGCGATGTCAACGATGGGTTCGGTGTTGGTCAACAGCGGACCCATCGCCATGTACCGCTCCGAGGTCATCATGAAGAATCTCGACGGCTATCTCAACGAGACGTTCTTCAAGTGGAAGATCGAGATGAGCGATGACTCGCTGCTGACGCTGTACGCGCTTCAGGAAGGGAAGGCTGTACAGCAGCCGACAGCGTTCGCGTTCACTCTGATGCCGGAAACTCTGAACCATCACGTACGCCAGTACCTCCGATGGATGCGCGGTGCGTTCATTCGGTCGGCCTGGCGGTTCAAGTACCTGCCGCTGAAAACCTACGCGTTCTGGGGTCATCTGCTGGGGTGGATCCAGATGCTGATGAGCACCGTCATCTTCGTGACGTTGTTCTTCGTTCAGCCGGTGAAGTCAGGCCAGTACTTGTCGGCCTGGCCGTACCTGCTCAGCATCCCGATCCTGATCGGCTACGCCCAGTCTCTGAGGTACCTGGCTATTCGTCGCAGTGACCAGACGTTGTGGTCACAGTTGTTCACGGTGGCACTGACACCTCTTGCCACGGTGTGGGCTTTCTTCGGACTCAGGATCATCCGGTGGTACGCCATGTGCACGCCCACGGTCGGTGGTTGGGGCACTCGGGAGAACATCGAGTTGACCATGGGTGGTGGCGCCGAACCAAGTGCACCGCAAGTCGAGGTGCGCCGTATCGTTCCGTGGTACGCGGACCCTGATCGAACGGTGGTCCTGGCAGGCAGCCGTGCGGCCGCGCAACCGACCATCTACGGGCGCCACAGGGCCGCTGAATAGCCCAGGGTAGGGGCGAACTACCCAACGTCAAGATGATCTACGCAGGGGCCTCTACAGGCCCCTTTCTTAACGTTCGTTCAGTTCATGAATTGAAGTCGGACAGAAGGGTCATTCAGGACATGAACAAAACCAGGTTGACGCTTGCAACGTTGGTGGTCGGTGCCGTGGTTTCTCTCACGGCTGGCTGCGGCGGTGGGAACGCGACGAGTGCAGATGTGACCGGCGTGACGGCGGTGAAGCCGGATGTGATCGAGGCATACAGCAATATCGACGGCTACCCCAACATCGTGGTGCTCTGCATCCACAAGGTGGCCTTCGCAACCACGCAGCGAAACGCCGGCCAGAACTTTGTCCGCGTACCGGAGCTGGACGTGACGCTGTGCCACGGCACACCATCCCCTTACAACCTCAACACGCCGAACGACGGCGCACCGCGACCGGCGTCAAGCTGATGACAGAAGAGGAGTTAGCCAAACGCTTGAAGGCCGCACAGCCGGACGCACCTCAGCCGAAACAGTCGCGATGCAGCGGCTGCTATGACTCATTCAGTGGGCCGTGGTGTGAGAACTGTGACCAGTGGCCGTGTGTCTGCACGGACGACGCCAGCTAGCGTCTGCTCGGGGCATCGGCGGGTGTCGGTGCCCCCTGCTGTCGATTAGGTGGTGAGGGCGTCGATCTGTACTACATCTATTTCCGTGTGGTTGGCGGCTACATTCATGTAGTAAAAGCGCGAACGAGAGATCAAGCGCTTAACATGATTGCGCCAGTAAACGCATCTGGCGGAGCCAAGTTGTTCTTTGGATTGCCTACCTACCAAGAGGCAATGGCGTACATAGAAAGGCTGTCAGGGGATGAGCAAGTGGTTCACGGTTCACAGCCACACCAAGTTCAGCGTGATCGACGGGATGACCTCCCCACGTGACATGGTGGACAAGGCCGCAGCACTCGGTTACCCGGGGCTCGGCATCATCGATCACGGGAACATGGCCGCCACCGTCCAGCTCTACACGCATGCCAAGAAGCGTGGCATCTTGCCTTACCCTGGCTTCGAGGGATACATCGTCGATCCCAACGCTGATGATCCGATGGCCGGCACCAACGCCAGGTTCCACATTGGACTGCTCGCACTTGACTTCATCGGGTACAAGGCGCTTGTTCGGTTCAACAGTCTTTCGCATACGAGGCCGCGGTTCAACAGGTTTCCTCGCTTGACGGTCAACGACCTCGCGCAGCTGGGTGATGAAGCCGGTGAACATGTTGTACTCCTTACCGGCTGTTACTTCGGCTTGTTGCAGCAACGACTGACCAGCGAGGGGCTGAAGCCGGCACAGCGTGTGCTGAAGTTCTACGCCAAGCACTTCCCACATACCTTCGTGGAGTTGCAAAACCACGGCATCACGCACAACGACGGCGGGGCGATAGCCGATGACGACGAGATGGTCAGCGAGTTGGTAGCCATGGCGGAGCACGCGGGGCTACCGACCATCATCACGTCGGACAGCCACTACACGGACCAGCGCCAGAAAGTCGCTCACGCAATGATGAAGCAGATGGTCTACGGTGGGGCAGAGGACGCCTTCCCCGGTGACAGCATGCATCTCCCGTCCGCTGACTGGATCCGTGGTTACTTCCCCCGCGATGTGTGGCGTAAGGCGTTGGAGTCCAACAAGTGGCTGATCGAGAATCACCGCCTGGTCATCCCGCAGCTCGATGCTTACAGGGCTTACCTGCCCAAGGTGACCACCAAGGACCCGAACAGAGTGCTGGCCAAGCTGTGTTACGCGGCGCTCGACAAGATGGAGCTGAAGCCGGCACAGTACAAGAAACGTTTTAACGCGCTGAACAATGAGCTGTCCGTTATCAAGGACGTGGGACAGGCCAACTACTTCCTCATCGTGCAGAAGATCATTCAGTATTGCAAGGAAAAGGGGATCTGTGTCGAGGCTCGTGGTTCGGCCAACGGGTCGTTCGTGTGCTACCTGCTCGGCATCATCTCGGTCGACTCGGTGACGTGGGATCTGTGGTTCGAGCGGTTCCTGTCGCGTGACCGCATCAAGCCGCCGGACGTCGACATCGATGTAGAGGATGAACGACGTGACGAGCTGGTGCGCTGGATCGGTACGCAGTGGCCGACTCTGCGAATCGGGTCGTGGGGCGCGCTTGGTTCATCGGCCGACAACCCTGAGCGTGGTTCAGTGCTGGTGTCCTACGTGTCGTACCTTCGGCGTCTGTGCGAGGCGAAGGCGCGTGACATCATCACACAGCGCGGGGGTCGGGCATCCGAGATAGGCCCCTACTCGCACGCCTTGTTCGCTAACAGATATGGCAAGGTCGAGAGCATCGAAGATATCGCGCGGATCAACATTGAGCACTACCAAGCGATTCGAGAGCTAGCCGACATGGGCAGCGTCTACAAGTCGTACGGCAAGCACGCTGCCGGCGTACTCCTGGGGACAGACGAGCTACCGATCGCCGATGTCATCCCCTCGATGCTGATCGCATCGTCCGATTCACTGGTGACACAGTTCGACATGGACGACGTGGAGCAGTGGGGGCTCCAGAAGCTTGACATCCTGGGCCAGGCAACGCTGACCGTCATGCGCCGATGCCAGGAGATGATTGGTCGTCCTGACCCCACAGACTTCGAGTGGATCCCCAACGACGACAAGGATGCGTGCCGGATCCTGCGCGAAGGCAAGACAGACAACGGCATCTTTCACTTCGAGGGATGGACGAAAGCCAAGGGCGGGCAGGAACTGGGCATCAAGTCCACAAAGGACGCCATCGTTGCTGGTGCCTTGTACATGCCTGGAGTAGATGAAGTCAGCAAGTCGCAGTACCTCCGCTCTCGCAAAGATCCGGCCTACAAGCAGAAGCTCATGCAGAGGGCCAGAAACACCCACCAGATCGTCGCTGACGTGTTGGCGGAAACGAATGGTGTCATGGTGTACCAGGAGCACCCGCTAGTGATCCTGCGACGCCTGGGGATGTCGATTGAGTCCATCAACACGCTTTACAAGATCTTGAAGGACAGCGGTAGTGGTGCCATCGAGCGCAACAAGGACCGGCTGACGTCGATCCGCGCTGAGTACGACAAGGTGTGCCTGGCCGAAGGAGTAAACGACCACGATGGATTGTGGCACGCCATCATCGGGTTCCAGTCTTATGGCTTCAACAAGTCTCACGCTACTGGCTACGGCATCCGGTCCTACCGGTGCGCGTACCTAAAGGCGCACTACACGCTGGAGTTCATGACGGCACTGTTGTCCGTGTGGGCCGGCAGGGACAAAGAGGTGCTGTACGCCAGGGAAGCCCGGAGGGTCGGTCTGCGGCTGCTACCTCCGCATGTCAACATCAGCGGAGCATCGTGGACCATCGACCGCAAGTACAAGGCGATCAGGAAGGGTCTCGTGTCCATCAAGGGCATCGGTGACACTTCGGCTGCTGAGATAGCGGCCAACGCGCCATACACCTCGATCACTGATCTGGTGACCAGATGCAGCGGTCGGGCGGTGTCCGGCGGCAACGAGTACATCAAGACCGGGAACATCAGTGGCAAGCTGTTCACACTCCTAGAAGCAGGAGCGCTTGACGGCTTGCCCAAGTAGATGTTCAATACGTAAACGAAGGTGACGAGAGCAGGGCCGCCCATCTCCGGTGGGCGGCCTTCGTTGTTTTAGGAGGGAGCTACATGCCAGTCAGGCGGCCAGACCCATACCCGAAGTCCTACGTCTCTACCTACTGCTGGAACATGTGGCTCCGCTGTACCCGTCGATCCCCCATAGCCAGCTTCAAGGGCAACTGTGTGCGTTGTCGTCGAGAAGGGATTCTCGGCTATGACCTACTGCATGCGGGTGACCTACGCCCCACCAACATCTTTTGCTTCAGAGCTGGCTGCTACAAGGGTGGTGCATATGAAGATAAAGAAATATCCCCCACCAGAAAGAGGATGGCACCGAAGGGCGGCGTGCCGCGACTTCGATCCGGCGATGTGGGATCTGGACGGCGAAAAGGTCGACCACCCCATCGCTCAAGAGATATGTAACTCCGCCTGCCCTGTCCGTAGGGACTGTTTGCTCGACGCGTTGACCACATTGCATCAAACCGACCTTGGCCCCCGCTCCGATGTCGGTGTGATACGCGGTGGCATCAGGATGCGAGAAGGATGGAAGAGCCGTTCCATCTGTCTAATGTGCACACTGTATGTCTGCAACAGTGACACCCCCTCGATCTGTTATAGCTGTAGGAAGTACCGGCCGTGTGGAGGTGGCTGCGGTAGAGGTGTGTGGCGCCGAAGCTCAGCCAAGTACTGCGAGACGTGTGAAAAAGAGATGGCCGAACGAGGAGAGCTTGCGGCATGAGCAAGGCGCAGGAACTGGCCAAGATGATCAATAAGGAGTTCGGCACCAACACGGTCAGGATGGGCAGTGATTCAACTCTTGAAGTGAAGTATGTATCAACAGGGTTGACACCGTTCGACGTCTGGCTCGGTGGTGGCTGGGCTCGTGGGCGTTTCATCCAGATCACCGGGAACTACAGCACTCTGAAGTCATACATCGCGCTACACGCCATCGCCGAGGTGCAGCGGCAGAACGGTGTCGCCGCACTGATAGACACGGAGCACGCCTTCGACCCTGACTGGGCAACGGTCATCGGCGTGGACGTGGACAAGCTGATACTTCAGCAGCCGGCAACAGGTGAAGAGGCCATAGACATCGCTCAGGTGTTGGTGGCAAACGAGATCGACCTCATCGTGTTCGACTCTATCGCTGCGACGCTTCCCCAGCAGGAAGCCAATAAGCGTCTGTCCAAGGAGAACATCCAGCCAGCGCGGCTGGCCGCTCTGATGTCTGCCGCCTGTCGTCGTTTGACCGCCGCAAACCGTCGTACAGCCATCATCTGGGTAAACCAGCTACGCGAACAGGTGGGAGTGACGTTCGGCCCCACAGAGAAGGCCACAGGGGGACGCGCGATGGGGTACTACGCGAGCACCATCGTGAACATCCGAAAGGTCGGTAGCGAATTCGAGACCGTCACGACGGACGACGGCAACAAGACAGTGAAGAGCAAGCGCCTTCTCTTCCAGAGCTTCAAGGCCACCTTGGAAAAGTCGAAGCTTTCCGCTCCGTGGACAGAGTTGTTCTTCGACTTCAACCTAGTCATGGGTGGTGAGATTGATGTCGTGAAGTATGTCTTCGCGCAGTGCGTGGACCTGAGCATCATCAAGCAGGAAGGCCGGTCATGGGTGTACGAAAAGGTCCGCGCCGTGGGAAGGGAAGCGTTCCTGCGGAGGATGACCGAGGACACCCAGCTTCTGATGACGCTGGAGAACCTGGTACGGGAAGCCAACTCCCTGCCTCCCTCCAGCTCCCCGCATGGAAAGTCAACACACCGCAGCAGGAAGGTCGCCGCGTCGAGCGGCTCATCGCGAAAGAAAGGGGCGCGAGGCTCCACCCGAACAGCGGTGCAGGCCGCATCAAACGGGACGCGTCGAATGAAGAAGACCTCTTAGAGATCAAAAACGCACGACGTGTTCACACCATGAAAGGAGCAGACCTTAGCGACCTGTACACCCAAGCGTTGAACCTGGGCAGGGATCCGTTGTACGTCATCAGGTTCGAGGAAGCCGGCATCGAGGTCGAATGCCGAATCAGGAGGTTGTGATGGAAGAACAGGAACGGCAGCGCGAGGAAGTGTTTGCTGCACTGGAAGCGAAAACCGCCTACGAATGGGATGAGGACCCGCGCAACGGCCTTCGTATCGTGAGTTGGTCCGACTATGGATGGGCGGCCAACAAGGGCGGCCACGGAACACGCGAATCACGTGTCACGTGGAAACAGTTCGAGAGATACCGGGCCGGTGCGACGGTTCAGCTCAAGCCAGGGTTCACGTGGGACACGGCCGACGGCATCACGCCGAAGGTGGTCGCCGATGAGTGATTACGACGTCGGTGATATTGAGTTGATGAAGTCAAGAGTCAACTCGCGCATGTGCGACACGTGTGCCTTCCGCAAGGGGGTGATGTCGCCTGACTCTCTACGCGAGATCATCGGGTTCAGGCTGCGGAAGGGCACGTTCCTACCGTGCCACAGCACACATCCTCCGCTTGCTCCGCAGGGCTGGACCAAAGCGGCCATCTGCCGAGGGTTCTTCAACGGACACCATAATGTAGGGGTGTTGAAGGTCATGAAGCAACTCTGGGGCTTCGTGTTCGTAGACCCTCCGAAGGAGCATGATGTCGCTGAAGAGGACTCTGGATCGGCTGATGGATTCAGGGAAGATAGTCACACCGAGGTATCTGAAGTTCCTCGCAGAGCACGGAGATGACCCATATCCGCCGTGGGTCGTCGACGTCATCGCTGAGCAACTGAAGAAGACTCCGCGTGACAGGTCTGGGACGTTCAGCGCTGCATCGGCAGGTGCATGTCTTCGCGCCCAAGAGCTGGAATACCTGGGCGCCGGCCCTACCGACCTGACCGGAGAGGTGTCGCCTGGTCTGATGGCCATCTTCAAGGATGGCAAGTGGCGGCACCTCAAGTGGCAGGCCGACCTGTTAGCCGCCGGCATCATCGAAGAGATTGAGTACTCGGCGCCGTGGCGGTCCAAGAGGGCTGTAGGGACGCTGGACGGCCTGGGGGTAGTGCCGGATACCCACGGCGTTGGTTCGTGGCGTGGTGAACTCTTCGGGGCGGAACTAAAGGGGGTCAACGCGTGGCAGTACCCCAAGCTAGTGTCTGCTCCATACCCCAAAGAAGACCACATGCGCCAGGTGCACCGGTACTTCGTACTGACGGGTGTTCGGCTCTTCAGCGTCATCTACGAAAACAAGTCCACACAGGACTTCCACGAGTGGGTGGTGCGTCCCATCCCGCGCTTGTTGGATGAAAGCCGTCAGGAACTTGAGGAGTTGAATCGTGCAGTCGAGCGGAAAGAACTTCACCGGATACTCGCACCCTGCCGGCACCGGTCTGGAAAGCAGTGGGAGGGATGCAAATTCTCAGGAGAGGACGGTCCCTGCGAATCAGCCGGTACTTGGCTATGACTACTGGCGCCTGCTCGGTAGGCCGAACGCGGTAGGCGTCATGTGCGAACAGGACCAGTCGCACTACGAGGAGTTGCTGCGTCACGCCGACAACTGTCCCATGCTTTCGGCTGGGCCGTACGGAGGTAGGAAGTATCGCTCGCCGAGCCGTGGTGTGTACCTCAGCGAAGCGTCCTACATCAGGTGGAAGTGCATGAAGGGCAATCACATCCGACCTCGTTCCATGTCGAGCTACTGATGCTGATCAAGAAGCGGCCGACCGCACCTCGCCATTCACTGCGTAAATTCACGTTGGGGACAGGGCTGCCTAGCCTCATGCTCTTGGAAGCCGAAGTGCAGGATATGTGGGACGTCTTGTTGGGGCGCAAGGAACCTCCGTACTGGAACGGCACCAGCACCCTGATGGAAGTGGCCGACGCATTTTTCGCTCGGGCCAGCGAGATCACCGCGCTGATTCAGGAAGCGGAGCGTAAGGGAGTCGGCATCTCCCCGTCCTACAAGCGGTTCAGGACAGGCGCTCTTCGAACCTTCATGGAAGCGGCCAAGCGGTCCGCAGATCTTGGCAGCCGTCGCATCACCGTGGACCAACTGGAGTTCGAGCAAGCAAGGCTAGGAAGGGAATCAGCATGATTACTGAGATGTGCTGGGATCCGGACAACCCACTTGAGGCAGTGGAGTTCCTAGGCCAGGGCAGGTGGTTCTTCTGGCGCGAAGGTGATTCCCTGATCATCTCGGCGCTCGACTTCATGCCAGCAACAGTGAAGACGATGGGCCGCATTTTCGCACAGAACAGCTTGAACGAAGTGGACCCACACAGCCAGCGAACGATGATCGTCACTCCTGGACAGTGGATCGAGTTCGACGGGGCAACGTTCGGATATGGGAGGAGAGACAAGGGGTGAAGAAGCCCAAGCCCAAAGTAGACAGTGGAGTGCACGGTGCGCCGGCACACGTCATCGCGGACAAGAAGCTCTACTACTGCGACAAGCATCCAGGGTCTGCACCAATGACGTACGACCCATCAGAAGACGCACTCGTCTGTCAGGTTGATGGCTGTACGTACATACGACGTCGCAGACTCTCATTCAGCACCATGTTCGCGCCTGGTGAAGCACGGCCAGCCGCTTACCGTGGCGCGTTGGAAGTGCGGATCGACGACGAGGGAAAACCATGGCTGTACCTCGTTGACGTGAACGGTATGGTTGACTTGAGCAGGTTAATCGACGAACCGACTACGGTCGTGGGCAGCAAAGAGGGCATGCCGCCTGACGTAATTGCGGCTTTCCTTGGCGAACCAGACGCGGTAGAGGTCAAGATCGGTTCGACCACCTACAAGAGGCCAGCCAACATTTAGGGCGTGAAGAATGCACGACGTGATATTCGGAGTGGACCCAAAGAAGACGGCGTTGGCGGGTGTAGTCATCCGCGAGGACGGCTTCAGGGTCTACACGCGCACCATGCCTGACGATCTCACGTTGTGCTGCCACAAGGCGTTCCTATGGATGCGGCGTGTGGTGCTGGAAGAGATGAAGCTCAACCCGCTTGCCACCGTTCATGTCTACCTTGAAAAGGCGTTGGTAGGTCCAGGCAGAAATGCCACCATCGTGCAGGCATATGTCCAAGGTGGACTGATTGCCGGAGCGGTGGACGCGGGAGCCATAGTTCATCAGGTGAATCAGGCTCGTTGGAAGTCCCAGATCGTGGGGGTGGGCAACGCCACCAAGTCACTAGTCGCTCGTCACGTGAAGCTTCAGTGGCCGGAACTCTTCGCTCAGGTTCAAGCGCTACCCAAACTGCACGCACAAGACGTACTCGATGCCGGCTGCATAGCCTGGTACGGAGATAACGAACAGAAGACCCTGAGCAAGAGGAGAGGCCGTGGCCGGCGTTAGGAAGATGAAGCGTAAGAAGCTTGACGAGATAAAGGCTAAGAACATCGTTCTGTTCCAGCAAGTTACCAACGTTCCGATCGATTCGTTGAAGCCTCACCCACAGAACGCCAACGAGGGTGACATCGACATGATCGCTGAGTCGATCCTGGAAAACGGGGTCTACCGGCCGATCGTCATCAACACTCGGAACGGCTTCATCGCGGCCGGTCACCACCAGTGGTTGGCGATGAGGAAGCTTGGCTGGGATCAGGTGCCAGTCATCACCATCGACGTTGACGAGCGCCGGCACAAGAAAATCATGCTGGCCGACAACGCTACGGCAGACCGCCGCACCTACAACGAGCGGTTGTTGGATGAGCTTCTTCAAAGTGTCGGTGACGTCACGGGTACTGGTTACACGGAGCTGGAGGTGGAAGACATCCACACCAGGGCCACTGAAGCGGCACGTGAAGCCCTGAAGAACATCGAGTCGGGTCCAGGTGCCGCCGACATGGCCGCGGAAGCTCTACGGCGTGCCAGGGGCGGCCAAACGCTGGACAATGACGATGAGTACGACGAAGGTGTCGATGAAGGCGCCGGCGGCAGTGACGATTCAGAGTTTGAAGACCTCGGCGGAAAGAAGGACAAGGGTATCGAGGGTGCCGGTGATGAGCTGGCTGGCGCATTCCAGTTGAAGGAGGATATGGCCTTCGACGGAGTGGGCGTGTGGGGTATCCCTCGTATCCGTACCGACGCCGGCACGCTGGCCACATGGGACGACCTGCCAGAAAACCTCTTGGCGTGGGCCGGAAGCGCAACGAAGGACTGGCCTGACCCCACCACTCACTGGCTGTACAACGTGGGGATCGACAGCGTGTCAGGGATGCCGCGCGACAAGAACGGTCTCTTCAGCCACGTCATCGCCGCGTTCTACTGCCACGACGAGTACTTCGACCCGTACTGGTGGAATCCGTCCAAGCACACCACTCGGCTTCTCAACTCAGGTATCAGCACCATCGTGATGCCTGACTTCAGCATGCACACGCCCGGAGAGGAATCACGAGTACTCAGCTTGTGGTCCTTGTACCGCAGCAGGTGGCTCGGTAGATACTTCCAGGAAGCTGGTATGAAGCTGATTCCTGAGGTGACGTGGGCTACTGCAGACGAAGGGTTTCTCACCGACTACGTTCTCCCCACGCTCCCGAAGAAGCTTCCGTTGCTGTCGATCCAGGTGCAGACGATCGATCCGGACTCGCCGCTGAACGCTGCCTATGTCAAGCAGCTACGCCTCATCCTTGACACGGTTAAGCCAAAGGACCTGTTGATTTATCACGGTAAGCAGGGTCGGAGGCTCTTCGACGATGGCTTGGTTCCGTTCAAGGGGCGAATCAAGTTCGTCGCATCTCGCCTGTACGCTCTTGGTGAGTCAGCCAAAAAGAGAGAGAAGAAGACAACTTTGTAGTGAATGAATCTATCGAAGCCGTGGTCGGTGACTATCCACTGTGTACCTACATGTGGTCGAGTACAACCATGGAAAAATTTGAATCAGATACTGTCTTCGGCGTAGTGAACGTTGAAAGAGTCAAGCACCATTACTGTGGCGCTCTTAAAGGTCATGAAGACAATCACTTCTGCCGTGGCTGTGGCGAGGAGACACCTCTATGACGTATAACGACTATCCCGAGTCAACAGACGGATACGAGTACGACGAAGCCGGACGGTCTACAGCCATCCGGCCCTCTCACATTGCCATTCTGGGCGTTCCGTTCGATGGTGGCACTCTAGGCGAGAAGGTCGGTCAGCGACTGGCTCCACTGGCTATCCGCAACCTCGAAGCGCTCAGCACGATGCTCAGCGCTTACAACGATGACGTAGATGGTGAGCAAGTGAGTGTCGTCGACTGTGGCGATGTTCAGCTCGACAGGGCGTCTTCGGCAGGTGCTGCTCACGATCTCATCGAAGAGCGAGCTAGGGCCATCAAGCCGAACACGAGCATGCTGCTTGCCGTCGGAGGTGACCACAGCATTACCCCCTGGCTGATGAAGGGCGCGCTACTTGAACAGCTATACCTCGACGACACGCTGAAGCCGGTCGTTATCCACCTCGACGCGCACACGGACACCTGGGCGCACGAGGAATACGAGGAATACGGTACGGCTAACCACGCGTCGTGGGTGCGGTGGGTGCTGGAGAACAACTGGGCTCACGAGGTTCACCAGTTCGGTGTGCGTGGTTTCGCGCCGGACGAGAAGGATCTCTACGGTAAGCCGCTGTTCCGTCACCAGTTGCCGCCGGAAGAGTCGTTCACCAGGGCCATGCAGGTGATCAGCACTGCCGGCCGACCGGTGTACCTCACTGTTGATCTGGATGTCTGCGACCCATCCTTCGCTCCAGGTGTGGTAGCCCCTGAGCCAGGGGGATGGACGTCACTTCAACTCATGAATTTCATCACGTCCATCGTGTCATCCGGTGCTGTTAAAGGGATGGACATCGTGGAGTGTTGTCCGCCTCAGGATTACGCCGACCTTACGGTACGCTTGGCGCATCGGTGTATTGCGGCTTCCATCATCGGATTCTCTTGGTACCTGAAGGGGGTTCGGGACGTAGCCGCACTACGACAAATCAGGATGTCGGGAGAGGATGAGCCGGCATCCAGTCTGGAAGGAGAAGCTGTGCTCGACGCGAACACGAACGTCACTCTCCCGACCGAGGGTGACGAGATCGAAGAGCTGGACATGGACACCGACGACATCATCGAGGGTGGCATGGCCACCCGCAGCACCAAGGCCGTGAAGAAGGCCGGCCGAGGTGCCAAGAAGGTCGGCCGTGGCACCAAGAAGGCCGCGAAGGGAGCCAAGAAGGCGACCAAGACGGCGAAGAAGGCCACCAAGGGAGCAAAGAAGGCGACCAAGGCCGCGAAGAAGACGGTCAAGAAGGCCACCAAGACGGCAGCCAAGACCACTCGGGCCGCGACCAAGCCGGCGGCGAAGACGGCGAAGAAGGCCGCGACCAAGGCCGTGAAGAAGGTCGGCAAGCGAGGCTGATCGTCGGTCGACGTAAGATCGGAGCCGTGGTACGCCACGGCCACAGCAGTACAAGAAGGCGCTCCGGGGTTGCGACCCTCCCTGGGGCGCCTTTTTGCTGCCCTTAAACAGGTGGAGCGATGGATCACTTCAAATACTTACGCCAGCGGTTGAGCACCATCAAGCAGGATCCGGACGATCGTGAGCTGGTCTTCTTCATCATGCGGGACCGGGTCGGCTACTACTGGCTCATTCAGCAAGTGAACGAGTCTGAACGACCGGACAGATTCAAGGTCACTCACCATAGGTACCGCGCGTGGCAGACGTCGGAACGACATGACATGCAGTACATGGGGGTCTTGCACACTCATCCGGATCCTGAACGGCCCAACCCTTCTCCGGATGATTACTGCTTGGCCAGCAAAAGCCGGATCCTTCTTTACGCGGTCTACTGTCCTACGCTGCGCCGGCTCACTTGGCACAACAACGAAAATGAACTGTGGCGCGTGACGATTCCTATGAAAACCAGAGCGAGGCACAAATGACTGACCTGGACATGTGGGCGAGCAATCAGGCCGACGCACGGACGGAGTGGATCGAGTTCGTCATGGGTCCTTTCCCTGATCGCATGGACGAGATGCCGCGTCGGTACAGAATCAACGTCTCGTTCATGCTGTCCAACTGGAAGTGCATCTTCGGTGAAGGGTGTCCGGGCGTCCTGGTCAGCGGCGCGATGACGGATCGAGGGTGCTGCCAGATCGGCGTGCACATCGAGCGTGACGAGCTGGCCAGGGTGAACAAGTACGTCAAGATGCTGACGCCGGCCGACCTCGATTCCGAACTACTTAAGGACGTGAAGCAGAACGGTTGGAAGTACAACGAAACCGACGAGGAGCACCGTAGTGACGGTTACACCAAGCACACGCGAGTTGTTGACGGCGCTTGTGTGCTGGCAAATCGCGCTGGTGGGTCAAGCGGTCAGATCGGCTGCTCGCTTCACGTTCTCGCGAAGCGGATCGGGATCAGCCCCACGGAGACCAAGCCCAACATCTGCTGGCAGCTCCCAGTCGTCGCACAGGAAGAGTACGACGAGGACCGCGACGAATACGTCATCACCGTCACCAACACCCCCGGCGAACAGTGGGGGAGCAGGTACACCACCGAGGTAACACACCCCGGTTGGTTCTGCACCGAGACTCCGGACGCCTACCGGGGTGACGACACGGTGTACGTGACCAACGAGGACAGCCTTCGCAAGCAGATGGGAGATGACGCCTACGACAAGATGTCCGCGGAACTCGATCAGCTCGCCAGGCGGTTCAGGATGCCCGGCGAGAAAATCCACAATGGACAGCCACTGATCCCACTCATGGTGGCGAAGCGGATGGGCGAATGGAAGATCGACGCCGCCGATCCGGACAGCGAGACGACCGACGAGAGCAAGGAAGCGCTCAAGCGGAGCGCGAACTACTCAGCCTAGGGAAGGCCGTGGCGTGCTAAGACCCAAGGGTTACGAGAACAAGGCTCTGACCGGCGACGAAGACAAGGTAGTGGGCGTCGAAGGTATGGATGGCGCATTGCGCTATCTGGCTCACTGCCTCAACGAACATCCGGAACTGCTCAAGGAAGAAGACGAAGAAGCTTCCGATGCCGACTGGCGAGATACGCAGCGGTTGCTATATCAAGATTCACTAGACGATGACGAGCGTTCCGGGCTCAACGAAGACATCGACCCTCTGTAGAGCACACAAGGAACGGCACCGGTCGGGGACAGTGGCGAACCCAACCGGTGCCGTTCCGCATGGGAGGGAACACCGCACGCAAGGGTGAGCGTAGCCGTGGCGGAGCGCTCACACAATAGTCAGGGTGCAGTGATGTACCCCTGGTGCTTGAAAACCCGCCAGCGTGCAGCTCAGCGGGCTACAGATACCATCACGAAGGGTCGAGTTATGAGGGCAAGGTTGAGGCTCAAGTGGCGTGCGCGGTGGCACCGGGGTAGTGCACTCATCTACCTGCGCAACGGAACGGTCATCAGGGTGAAGCGCGACCCCAAGGTACCGCCGGCCAAATACATGGAGACCTACAGCAACTCGCTGAAGACCAGCAGTGAGCCGGTATGGGTCTTCTCCTGGAACGGCACGGCCGCTGTCACCGTCATGAAGAGCGAAGTGGTGGCGATAGAGGCTTTCTGATGGCACGAGGACCGATAGACCCCAACACCAGACGGATCAATGAACACAAGGAACGAAGAGATGACAGACGACGACGCGTTCGCTGTTGCACCCACGGCGAGTACTGCATCTGCGAACCAGGGTGCGACTGTGAATGTTTTTCTTGCGAGTGTTAAAGCCATGGTCAGTTGGATGGTCGGCGCTCTGTTCGGTGTGTGCCTGACCCTGCTCTGGCCGCACACCGTTCTGGTGGTCGTATTCATCGGCCTGGTGTTCGTGGCCACACTGATTTGGTTCCTGCTCAGCCATCGACTTGATGTGTTGAATCGACGATGGCACATCGAGCAGAACATGCTCCTACTTAACAAGTTGAAGGGAGCGAAGCTAAACCCTGAAGAGACGGTGGTACTCGCCGATAACCCCCACATCCAGCCTAATACCGGTGAGCAGCGTGGTAGCGAAATCCATGCCGGCCGCTTTGGCAGTGACACGTTCGATTTCTCTGGACTGACCAAGGGGTATGTATGCACACCGAAGTGGTACGAAACCTCACTGGAACACTGTGGTGACTTCAAGCGGGACGGCAGGACCGTCTACGTCGTCATGCACAACCTCATGGAACCTCGGCCCAATGTGCGGTTGCACTACGAAGGCGCGGGAGAAGCAAGCGTGCCGGCGGAAAAACACTACCTCGATCCACGCACAGTCGAGGTGTCGCCGGGCTACTACTCCCGGAACAACAAGTGGATTGACTACCCCGCCACCAACCTGAAGGTGCAGGTTTGGGTCTGATGCTCTACCTCGTGTATACAGTCGGCCTCCCAGGATCCGGCAAGACAACCTGGGCCATGAAGTTCATTGAAGGAAGAGAGGGTGCCTGGTCGCGGGTGAACCGTGATCTCATTCGCGCCATGTTGCACAACAGCGTGTACAAAGAGGCACTGACCGAGAACCTGGTTTATGAAGGTCAGGAGGCTCTGATCCTCTCCTTGCTGCGCAACGGTTCATCGGTGGTGTGTGACGACACTAATCTCAGTCCGTCATCACTCCAGCGCTTCGCACGCTTGATAAGCGATCTGAAACCACAGATCGTCGGCCTGCGGATGAAGTCCTTCCTCGACGTGCCGCTGGAAACCTGTCTGGAACGAAACCGTCTGCGCGACGGCGTACAGAGGGTGTCGGAATCAGTGATCCGCGACATGTTTGAGGGGGTGAAGAAGAACGTCCTCGAACTGGCGAAGAACAACAGGATGATCGGCATGGACGGAGAGGAATACTTCTGAAATGAGTCCGTTTCTGAGAATGCCGATGGGTCTGGCAATGCGCATCGCTGAACGTATGTCCGAGCAGTGGAATTACAACCCTGACGACTACACCGAAGGTCAGAAGGGAGCGGATAACCACAGGCGCTACGACATTCGTTCAACTGCTGAACAGTTGGCCGCCGAAGAGCCGTACAACTTCGGATATGGCGACCACATCATGGTGATGCGGGAGACAGTGAAGTTCTTCTGTTCACACCCTGAATCACTCATCGGATTCCAGCGCTTGTTCGAACAGCTCGACGCAGATCAGGACGATTACCCTGACTGGCAACGCCTCAAAGACATCAAGCCGATGATCGAACGAGCGTTTGAGGAGGCGAAGCGTGACTTCACCAAGTAGCGCTACCATCGCGCATCTTGAGTTCCTTAAGTTTCTCGCCAGGCATCGTGACTTCCATGACATGTACCTGACGGACAGCACGCCGCGTGCGTTCATCAACAACATCAGAGACACCATGCGCGCCGTGGAGCTGGCTACCTATGACGGACTAAGGATCCTGAACGATGAACTCGTCACGGTGCTCTGTAGGGCCGTCTACGAAGGCATCTACAACGAGTGGGTGGACGCCGAACGCCGGATGAAAATAATCTCGGAGAATGTACGTGTCAAAAAGTACGGCCAACACGAAGGTGAGATGTAGTACATGAAGTACGTAATTCAGATAGAAAACGCGCGCACCGAGGTGATGGCCGCACTCGCTGGTCTGGGGTATGTCCAGCGCACCTACCTCAACGTGACCAGCGGGATGTACGACGTCACCTCCGTCCCGCTCTACGCCGGCCCAGCACAGCACTTCGTCAACATCGTGGAGCAGATCCAAAAGGAAGCTGGCGAGAAGGCCAAGGAAGAAGGGAGGACGGTCAAGAAGAAACCGATGATTGACCTCTTCGAGCTGGCGAAGTCAAGCCCTGCCTTCAAGGTGCCGGTAGAGGTAAACGGACATCTGTACTGTCCCTACCACGCCGACATCTCGTTGGAATGGGCGGGGTCTGAAAACTCATACTGGTGTCCTGCGATCACTACGAGCGGCTACGACGAATACCCCTGTAAATATCGGTGCCCGGGGCCGTTGCACATCAACGACGAAGGTGTGCTCGCCTACGGCACTAGGGGCGGCTTCACGCCGTGAAAGACAGCTACTACATCACAGACGGCAAAGGCCAGATCGTGTGTACGGCGTGGCTCACGCCTGACGTGACCGATTGGCCGCCACCAACGTTCCTGCTCAACCGGATACAGGTTACGCGGCATCAAGGCCGCAAGGGCTATGGAAGCAAGCTCTTGCAGATCGTCTGCGAATTGGCGGACGAGGAAGGGGTGGTACTGATCCTCGGAGTGTCGCCGGACGACAGTGACGACTTCGATTGGTTGGTGAAGTGGTACGAGAAGTTCGGCTTCACCGCCAAGCACAAGGACAGAGAACTCAACCTCTGGTTCAACCTCATGGAACGTCTACCGATTCAAGGAGTGAAAGACAGTGGCTGAAGAAAACGAAGAAAAGCTCGGCCTGCCGGTAGCAGAGCTGCGCTTCATCCTGAAAAGCAAGTGTGGGCTGGACGAGGAGATGGCCAAGTTCGTCGCCGAAAGGCTGATCTCCAACGGAGTGCATGTACCCGCGTCCATCACGCCGGAGATGTTCCTGGTGCAGTCGACGGACCGTTTCCTCAACCATGACGCGCGTCGACTGCTGCTTGACCAGATGAACGCAGCAATCTTGCTGCAAGAGCACCGCGCCACAATGAGCTTGGCCGAACAAACGCGCGACGGCCACGAGAACCTGGCGCGTTCGATCGCCGAAGCATTCCAGCACTCGCACCAGGTGAAGAAAGACCTGCTGAAGGTGTCCTACGGCGCGAAGAAGGACATCGAAGAGCTGAACGCTCGGGTGACCGAGGTCGCCGATACTCTTACCGACCTGCTGAACAAAGCCAAGACGCGAGGGATGATCTTCGACGGCAAGAACTGGGTGCCGAACTTCACCTTCACTGGTGATGTTCCGAAGTTCAGTCTCCGCACGGCAGTGCCGGCGTTCAGTGCGGACTTCGCTACCGGGGAGGTAACTCACTTCAACCTGCCGAAGCAGCATGAAGACGCCGAAGATCAGGTCAGCGTCTACGAGGAGGGTGTCAAGCAGCATTCAGTCGATGAAACAGATCTCGGCACTGGCGTAATCCTGAAGGCGGATCAACTTCCGATGGAGGTGGTGATTGAGGCGATGAAGACCGGGCGCATCAAGAGCTGCGTCCGTGACATGGACACCAACCTGTGGGAGATCGAGACCGTACCGATGCTGCCGGCGGAAACCGAAAAGTTCGCACAGTGGGCGGGGAAGAAAGAAGAAGAGCTGCACGCCCAGCAGCACGAAACGGAACAAGGCTGAGAAGTAGGGCGGGCAACAAACAAACACACCCGCCCCAGGGATGAAGACAGAAGAAGGCAGAAGAAAGAGAGCACACAACACACGATGGCTACCAAGTGTGGACCGTGCAACGGACAAGGCGGTAAGTGGGAAGGGTACACAGACGAGAGGACAGGAATGTACAAGCTTCGTTGGAAGCTGTGTACGTCATGTGCCGGTAATGGTGAGCGGTAGGTATCAAGCGATGCCGTCTTTTGCTTCAGGTCATACACTTAGTACTGCTCTGTAGGTTATGAAGATGGCAAACCCAGCAGAAAGCCTGTTGAGCAGCTAAGATTCATCAGAGCAATCGTCCGAGAATAGACCAGATGAACGATGGCCGCCCTCTCATCCAGGCGCGGGAAGGGGCTAGAAGTGCCTGTGCGTAAGGGAACCAAGCTCCCACCAGTGCTGAAGAAGCAGCCACCAAAGAAGAGTGACGCACGTGTGGTCACGCCTCCCAGTGGTGGCAAAAGAAAGATGAAGGCGCTAGGTGCTCGCAAGGGTGCGGGGGCGGTCGTCGATCGGGTGGCGTTGGACAAGTACGACAGCCGGAGAAAGTACGACTGGGACGCCATCCGCCAGTGGTATATCGAGTTCCCAGGTACGAAAGTTACACACGCCATGGTGTCGCGTGAGTTCGGTCCACACGTGCAGCAGGTGTCCACGCACGCCAACAAGGAGCGGTGGGCATACCTTCGTTCAGCGCATCAAGCGGAAAAGATGAAGGAGCGGATGCGTGACCGCACACAGTGGACCGTGGACGAAGGGGAGAAGTTCGACAAGTCTTCCTTGGACACCGCGCGCCTAGGAATGTCACTTGTCACCTCCCGCCTCATTGAGCTGAACGAAGTGTTCGCCGCAGCCCGTGGGAAGCACGCAGAGCTTGTCAGGAAGGTAAACAGTGGTCTGCCCCTGGACAAGGGCGAACGGTACAGCCTGATGGACTACAGGGAGCTTGAAAGCCTTGCTCGCGCGGCGCTGACGTTCCAGGAAGTAGGGCGTAAGGCTCTTGGTACCGATGTGATGGACCTGTCCGTCACGTTGAACGGTGAGGTGTCCGTCGAAGAGGTCGTGCACATCGGTGAAACACTCACACGTGATGACCCTGACCGCCTGGCGAAGATCCTCGACGTGATGGAACGCGCCGGCCTGATGAAGGCCATGTTGGGCGAGCACACCGTCATCGACATGTTGCCCAAGGGCGAAGAGATCCTGGAAGGTTCATTCACTGAAGAACCAGACGTTCCAGAGGACGTCTAAACACCTATCGCGCAAGTATGATTCCATTTGCACTCTGACCAGGCAAAACTATATTGCCTGTCGCCCTACGGCTTAACGAGGTTTTTGGTGTTTTCCAGGTACGAAATCGTGCGCACAATCTCTGGCATCGACTTCACCTTGGGTGCCTACCCATTCAAGTGGATGGCGGAGATGCGCTGTAGGTCGATAAATCAGTACCGGTACGGCCTTAAGTACAAGGTGCGCAAGATTGAGAAGGTGAAGTAATGGACCTGTTCGATTACCGGTTCTTTATCAGTGAAGATCTGCTCGAAAACACAGCCGTGTTGTCCATGTTGACCACGGAGTGGCGTTCAGAAGCTGAAGATCGACATCTGCTCGTACAAGGGCCGGCGGAGATGAAGGTCTTCACGAACAACGACCTACTCCCGCACAACGGCTTCGTGCGGCTGCCACCAAAGATGGTGCTGGTGCGTATCTCCGGTCCGATCATCGACGACTACCTGAACCCTCACGCCAACTGCCCTGACTGGGCCTACCTTCATGTCACGTGTCAGAGGTGTAGGCGCAAGTATCAGTGCAACCCTTTCGACGACTACTACTGCACTCCTGAAGGCGACCATGCGTGCGGTCCGTGTCTGTTCAAGGGAAAGAAGGTCGCGCACATCGACCTGGAAGCACCGCTAGAGAAACCCATCTTCGTGCAGTACCCGCCTTCACCGAGTTAGTAGACTGTTCAATACATTAACTGAATGGAGCTGACAGTGGCGCGTGTGTAGATCATCATCACAGCCGACGATGGAAGGACTGAAAGCTTCGAGTTGTCGGCACGCGAAGACTTGCTGTCCATGAAAAACATCAACGAGTCGAGCCAGGAAGCTGGCAAGTTCTTTCAATCCCTGTACACGAGGTTCACCTTGAAGTACTTCAAGCTCTTCGACACCAAGGGCGGAATGAAGGAGTAGACGGTGGCGCTTGTACGGATGGTCATCACAGCGGACAACGGTAGGAAGGCGGTCGCGCTCTTTCAGGTGCGGGAAGACCTGCTCACCACTGCTTCAGACGCTGTACAGGATGCGGAACTGAGTAGGGTCAGTCGCCAGTTCACAGACGCATACGCACAGCTCTTCAAACAAAAGGATCAGACGTGACGAACACACCGGCTACCGTCATCCACCTGTCGGCTCATGATCCCAAACGCATGATCGTGGTGAAGCCGGCCAGGGAGGTGCACTGGTGGAAGCGGTGGCAGGCGGAACGCGAGTGCAGCAAGATGTGGGGCCACTGCTACCACCCTGAGGGAATGGTCGACTGGTTCTGCTGCATGTGCGGTCACGAAGAAGACGGCATGCCAGAAGACGAGTGCAAGATCTGCCGAATGACTACAAAGGATGAATCATGAGCATTGAGTTCAAGCTCGACAACTTCCACGTCGTGGGCTACGTCTGCGGTGTGTGTGGCAACAAGCTCTTCTTCGACATGTCCGTGCGTCCGGAACACAACGGCCGGATCGACTCGGTGCGCGCCGACGTGTTGCGCCATCTCATGGTGGACCACAAGCGCCGGCAGGTCGACATGTTCAGCGTGCTCTCGCCGATCAACGCCGGCCACGAACTTGTTGTCGCCGAGGACGGTGGTGCGCTACCGGGCTACTTCCACGAGGCGTGCGAACAGCCGGTCGACACGTTGCTTCAGGTACTGGAGCACGAATGCCGGCAGCGGCCCAACTGCTCGGACCTGACACTAGTCCTGCTGAAGGAAACGCGTACTCGCCTTGGTGGTGTGACGGCGTGAAGGTGATCGTCCGCTACATCGACGGCACGGAGGAGAACTTCGAAGACGTATACAAGACTTCTATCCAGAATGGTGTGTACTACCTCTGGGCCAAGAGGTATGTCAGCCTGCCGCACGACGACAGCCGTATCCACATCGCGTGCATCCCCTTGACTGCGATGCTCAAGTGGAAGGAAGTAGATTGATCGACTACACCGAGCCGCGCAACTACGACGAGTGGGTGGCTGCACAGTCAAAGCACATCCAGCTCATTGGAACTGGGGCGGAGACAGCGACCATCTTCTGTTGCCCCTTCTGCACCTACCCGAACTTCTCCAGGGTGCGCATCACCCACACCAACGAAGACATGTCCAGGCCGCGTACATGCCAGCATTGCGGACGCGTCTCGTGCTTCCTGGTCGGCCTGACAGAACAAGGCGGCGTCGCTGTGGAGGTCGTACAGTTCGCTGGTGCCGAACCCCAGGACTTCATACGTGATTCTCCTTCTGGGGCGCCACGGTGGTTCCTGGGCTGCCCTGTGTGGCGCGTGGAAGACAAGGTGACGCGACAGGAAGTGAGCTACCTGACCGCGCCCAGGGGTTCATACGATCAAGTTGTGTGTACCTGGGAGTTCAACCACACTAGTCCGCACTCCTTCGTGCCAATCAGTTCTGCCGAAGGTTACATTGCGAGGAACAACTTCAGGGAGTGAAGCGTGGCTGATTCAATGCGCGAAAAGAGCGCTGAATGCTTGTGTCGTTGGGGGCCAGTCACTCGCAGGCATGGGCAGTATGTTGATGCAGGAGACGAACTGCTCGAACTTCATCCAAACTGTCCTGATCACGGACACCAGATGGGCGAAGAACTTCGAGAACTGAGGAAAGGGGACCGTTAGTGGCAACAACACTCCGCACCGATGGGTCACGATTGGCAGACCCGCGTCTCGGCCGTATCCCGAAGTTCGACCCGCGTTCGCTGAACTACAACATCCGCGGTCTCGTGCAGGAAGTCCCGCAGGAAGTCCAGCCGCAGCACCTCCGGTCGTACACGTGGGGCGACAGTGACCACCTCGACCAGGGTCAGTGCAGCGGTTGTGTCGGCTTCGGCATCAGCGGCGACCTCGCGGCCAACCCGGTTCCGGTGCACGGTATCGACAACAAGTACGCGGAAGAGGGGGTGTACTGGAACATCCAGCGCGCCGACGACTACCCCGGTGGCGAGTACCCCGGTGCGTCCCCGCAGTCCGGCGGCACCTCGGTCACGGACGGCATGCGGTGGGCCAAGTCGCAGGGCTGGTACCTCGAATACCGATGGGCCACCAACGAGCTGGATCTCGCCTACGCGGTCGGCCACATCGGGCCGGCGATCATCGGAGTCAACTGGTACGAGTCCATGATGGACACCGACAAGGACGGCAACCTCGAAATCAGTGGTTCCGTCATCGGTGGTCACTGCGTGCTCGTGCGCGGCATCCACGTCATGTCCGGTGGCAAGCGCCGCTACCGCATCCGCAACTCGTGGTCGGCACAGTGGGGCATGGACGGTGACGCGTGGATCACCTCCGAGGACATGGACCGCCTGATGCACGAAGACGGCGAGTTCGCCATCCCCACGCGTCGCAACCCGGCCAAGCTGACGGTCGTCTCGGACAGCGCCATGTTCGTGCAGGGTTCCACGGAAAACACGGTGGAGTACAAGCCGTTGTGGAAGCAGCAGTACGAAGCGGAGCAGACGAGCGTTACCGGTACGCCGGCACTCTAACCGCATGAAGCCTGTGGACTGGGTGGCGTACGAGCGTTGTCCAGTCTGCTTCAGGGCGTGGAGCTGCGTGGCGAAGACGCCCAAGTTCGTGGAACTCAAGAAACCGCACAAGGGACGGAAGTTGAAGTGAGCATGTTGACGTTCAACATCAAGGGCCACGTGTTCGAGTGGAACGGCACGAAGGACCGCGACGCACTGCAACAGTTCCTCGATCAGTACGCGCTGGTGCCATGCACCATCGACTCCATCGGTGAATCGGCCGGTATCAGGGGTGGAGACCTCGGGAGTTTGGCGAGCGGCTTCAGCGTTTCCTCCAGCCAGATCAACCCCGGCGCGTACGTTGCCATCATCGGTCCGTCGGTGGTAGTGCTCAGCAAGCAGCAGGTTAGCTCGCTGATGGCGCCGTAGTGGGGCGTCACAGCGCGGAAGAATACGATTCAAAAGATGAAGTGACAGTGGTGCTGAGCCATCGGCGGTCGTCTGACGACGGCTGGTACATCGTGGCTCTGCTGGCGGTCATCTTCTTCGCTGGATCTGTGATGCTGGTGTGGGATCCACTCGGTTTGACAAGGTTGGTAGTGTCGTTGCTGTCAAGGGTCTAGCGAACTTGGCAAGGTTGTGATCGGCCCTCACGTCGCAGGGGTGGGGGCCGCTTACTTCTCAACGTGAAGCTTGCTAAGTCCATAGTGGATATTCAGCTCTTGGAAGGCGCGCGGTGCCTGTTTTAGCCGCCGTCGTACACACGTGGGTCTCCAGGCGGTGGTTACAACTCTCGTCGTGGTCAGTTCTTCCATCACAAACACGTGCGCGCGACGGGTCCACGGCGAACAGTGGGGTTCGACTCCTCGGCCTTCTACTAGGGGTGGTACAACTATGCTCCTTCAAGATTCGCGGTTGGTATCGGCATGCGCAGGCTCTCTTGGTCGGGAACTTCTGTGAAGTCAAACGCCTGTAATCCGGATGCCTCCTGTTCTGCAAGTTCAGGCTGTAAAGGCACCGGTACGCGATAGACGTGGTGACCCGTCTAATGAAGCTCATGGTCATCGCCGGCGGCTGAAACTGTCCGGCATGTCGCAGGAAGCGGCGCCTCTGGGGGATAGGGGCGGCTTGTGGGTAGGGTCATGGGTGTTCCTACCCACAAGCCACTAGGGGAGTTAGCTGAAGCGGCCTACAGCTGATAGCACTAGATGTAAAGGTGGAATGTGCTTAGTCGTCCTACTGGCGACATTCCGAGTGTGTTTTGCTCGGACCACCTGGCCACCGTGGGTTCGAATCCCACACTCCCCACTCGCTGCGCACCGTCGCAGAGACAACAAATAACGGTAGCTACGGAGTGATCAACCGTGGCGGCTAGGTGATACGGGGCCTAGAGCCGGCGGTCGGGGAACCGGGCCACCTCCCTACTTAACCCCAATGACGCGCCGGCAACCCGGGGATGTAGCTCAATGACAGAGCGGAAAAGCCATCACTAGGAACCACCGTGAGAACAGGTTGCGGCATGGACCGTGCGTGATGGATTCGATTCAGGTTCAAGTCCTGACATCCCCTCTGCGTTGACCAGGTGAATCACGACTGCACACAATGCGGCTCGACGTTCATCAGCAACCTGGCCGGCGTAGTCCTGTAGTCGACGAAAGGGATGGTTCGTGCTTCAGCTCACGGAACGACCGACGCGTCAGAAGGCCAAGAAGTTCAGGCGCGCAGGCAGTACCGAGAAGGGAAGCGAGGCGGCCGATCTCGGCTACGTCTACTTCTCCCCAGAGGAGTGGGCGGCAATCGAAGCGGCCGCGCAGAACAGGTCCGCGGAGTAGTTGTACTACGAGAGACGAACGGCGTGTTGGTGGCTTACCCCCGTGGGCCATCGGCACGCCGTTCTTTCATGTCCGGAGTTTGTGACACTTCATAGGATGAATCCATGACTTCTATTCCAGATGACTACCCGCTGCGCCCTCGTGGCCCGCTGAAGGGTGCGATCCCAGGACATCCCGAGTACGACAATCTGCGGTGGTGGAGCAGCGCGGTTAAAGCCCACCCTCAGATTGGCGATGTGCTCAAGGATGACACCGGCCGCGATCTATTTAGGTTCGTTGGTCCCACTGACGACCCTGAAGACGGCACAGACTATGAGTGGCGCCCCATCCCTGCTGTGCCGGCAGAACCAAAGCCTGAGCACGCACCTGGATGCCATGCTGTGCACTACCCAGGCACTCCGTGCTTCGACACCCCTGTTCGCACGGCATTCGTGCATCAACCTGGCTGCAACACCGACCACACGCCGGAGCAGCGCTGTATCAAGGTGAACAAGTTCTTCGGCCGCGATGGCATCGAAGATCTCGGTATGGCAGTGGACCGCGAAGCACAGATCCGCAACAACCACGCCTACCACGCTCCGAATGACGCCAACACGATTCACGCGCATCAGATCGTGCGTGCTCAAACCACAGACCTCGCCATCTTCTTCGAACGCCTGCTCCCGGAAAGCCACGAGAAGGAATACGCCCTGAAGGCCATCCGCGAGGCGATGATGTGGGGCAACGCCGCCATCGCCATTCATGGGGTGAAGCAGTCATGACGCTCAACATGAAGGCCAACCCTTCTGACGCCGACTGGTACTGGTCCGCCATCATCGTTGACAGCTTCGGTGAGACGGACAACTACGACGGCTACGCGGTTGGTGACAGGCCCACTCAGTCAAACTTCCAGGAATGGCACGGACAGGGTTCGTTGGGCCACAACCACTCATGGGTGGCCGGCATGATGCACGTGCACGACGAAGACCTCGAAACCGTATCCAAGATGCGACCGGTCACGTGCGAGGTGTGCGATCTGGTCTACGGCAGCAAGCCGAAGAAGATCAAGGTGCTCGACTGGGAAGTCACGGCCATCCCCAAGAAGTCGCGCATGTGAAGAAGCTCAACACCGAATCAAACGGTAGCGGCGAAAGGTACATCGACGGCGTCAAGCACGTATGGAGCATCTTCGACAACGCGTGGGTGACGCTGGACTACTGGAGGTGGGTCAATGGGAAAGGCGAAAAAGCCGTGGAAGCCGAGACCACAGCCGCCGATTGATGTCCTGGTGCACTGTGACAGGGCCGTGGAACGCCTTCAGGAGGTCGTGGGGCGCATAAACAGCCTTCTGGCACCCCCAACCAAGGACAAGGCCACCTGGCGGCTCTGGTGAGCCTCCTGGAATGGCTGTACGCGGACGATCCTGGCTGGTTCAGGTTCTTCACCACAGACGAGTGGGAAGCGATGGTCAACGCCGACCTGTACCTCTCGTACGTTCGCACGCTTGACGACATAGTTGACGTCCCCTGGAGACACGGGGGCTTCGATCTGACTGAAAGACCACCTGTTTTGCCCTCGTTGATAGGGTTCGTTCAGCCAGTGAATCAACAGCCACAACCAAGGAGCGAAGTGAACGCCACCAAGAACGATCCCTATGCCGTCAGGAACGACCCCTACGCGACACCGCAACACGTGCACGTCGAAGCCGGAGTGGAACACGGCGCGATGGTCGCCAAGCCGGACATCCTGAAGGAGGAGGTGGCCGACGCGAAGAAGGTCGAGGGGTACTTCAGATTCTTCAGTGGCTCCAAGATGGTCGTGATCGACACCGTGGCGAACACGTACGGAGCCAACCCGACCGATCTGCACGAATCCACGTACGGACTCTTCTTCACCGACGACTCCGGCGGCAAGAACTTCGTGCCGTGGAGTTCGATCGAGAGCATCCAGGAAGACGAGGACGCTCAGGACGACAGCGAGTGATCTACAGCCCCCGCAAGGGGGCACCTGGCGTGCATCGGTTGCACTGTGTATCCGGAGACGGGAAAACACAGCGGGTTCGATTCCCGCTCACGCCACGACATTCATCCGCTGAAGGGAAGCAGTAGAGATGAACTGGGAACAAGAAGGATCAGCCAACTGGGAACCGAGTAACCGTGAACGTACGCCGTTAGGGCCACGACTACGTGAAGGCTGGCAAGACCTGACGGACACAGGCACCAACGTCATCAAGTGGCCTTGGCGTCTCCGCGCGGCCATGAAGTATCAGGCACGTAGGCAGGCCAAGAAGAACAGCCCTCAGGTGTGGTGGGGGCGACAGTTCATCAGGATCGCCAAGTTCCTCACGGCCTGCTGGCTACTGATCGCTACCGCTGACGTGATCTGGTCCAGCACTCGGAGGCAGCACGACTGGAACATCGAGAAGTTCATGTTGTCAATGAGTGTGTACCTCATCGCCGGCATCGTCTGCTGGGCGGACCGCGCTCTGCGGGAGATGGGATTCCGCATGATTGCTGTCGGTACCGCCCCGTCCTACTCGCTGACAATGGGCCGGCATGTTGCGCAGGATCCGACCAACCTCGTTATCCGTACCTTCGATCACAGTGGACGTCAATTTGCTTTCGTCGTCAAGGAGGACTGATGCGTGTTCTTGCTGTTACAGGAGCAGTACTGTTGCTGTCTTCGCTTGTGTGCATCATTTTCAACCTCATCAAGATTCGCGACTATCTAGAAAACATCAATGACGAGCTGAGGCCGTTGGAACGTATCCCACTGAACCCGTTCGCTGTGATCGACAAGCTGAGCGAGATTAACAAGGAGCTTCAGCGCCTGAATTTTCAGCAGAACAAACCACCCATGGGAGGTAGCCGCGATGTCTGAACGTGATGAACGCATCGCCATGGTGGTTGAAGAGGTCATGAAGGTACTGGACACGCATGAACTCGACTACGAAGACATCCTCCTCGCGCTTACGGCATCACAACAGAAGGTGATGCGGGAGTATCTGGGCACCAGGGAGCAGATTCAAAGCATGAAGAAGGTTCTCATGCTGGCTGATCTGGACTTGGTCAGATCTACAGAAGGAGCAGACCCACTGGTCTACGTGGTCGAGATCGACCAGATCCTCAGGTTCGACTACGACAGCGGACAGTGGGTTCGATTAAGGTCATGGAGCGAAGTGACGCTGCATGATGTCGGAATACCGCGAAGTGAGGAGAAGGACTAGTGCCCAAGGATGAGTTGTCAGCGCGACGTGACAAGAAGGTTGAACCGCCGGTGATGGGTGTCGTCTCGGCGGCTGACCATCTGAAGAACAAGCGTGTGTGTCTGGACGTCGCCGGCCGCGTGCTCAATTACAACGTCGCCAGCAACGAATCGGTCAGCAACGACGCGCTCGATGAGCTGGCCGAACGCGTCGCGTACCTCGCTGACCAGTTGATGGAGTACTTCGCATGATGTGCCCAACGTGCAAGCATCTGGGCACCATCAACGTAGAGCTGGCGGCTGCTGGAAAGCCGTTGGTACCCCACACAGCAGAAGACTGTGAATGGCCGGCAGGCGACTCTACAACGGGTCAGTTGGCGTCGTGCTTCTGCCAACACAAGGGAGTTGTTCGGGAAATTAAGGAGATCAAGCTGGACAGCTACGGCCCTGACGTCGGGGGCTTCGGAAAGATTGTGTCCGTCACTGAAGTTGAGGGGTAGTCCCTATGGATGTTGAGTTCGGCAAGGAAGAAGCAGACCACGTCACCAACCACATCGCCATGCTCCGCACCGATCTGGCGAACCAGCTAGCGGTAATTCGGACAGCCATGCAACCTCCTTCTGACGGCGACTACCTCTACGGAACGTTCAGAAACTACGCGGAAGCCATCACCTCTTTTGCCGGCTGTCTGTTGGACATCGCGGAGTTCCTGGACAAGTTCATGCAGGGGATCGACATCACTGCGAGGGCACTGTCCAACACCCCTACGCAAGACAGTTAGAGTTGATCGCATGACAGACGCCATCACCGTGCCGATCACGGCGATTATGGTGCTTGACGCTCGGTATCGCTGGTGGTGGCGTCGTGCGGTCAAGCCTGGCAAGCATCTCCCGTCGGCAGGAATGCTTGATTCAACTGATGAAGACGGAACCAAGCACGTACTCGTACCTGTTTCATGTACCAGGTTCGGACGTCTGATGCGTAGCGAGGGGTTGACCGGTGACTGTCGGCCTGGGCGCTACCTCCTAGTGATAGCTGAAGGGGTGCCACCGCGTCTTGAGAACATACTGGAAACAATTTAAGGACAGTCCGCCACTGTTACAGTGCGCAGTCCTGGTAGAGGGAGGAGCTTGGTTCTTCTCTGTCAAATTCATTGACAACATTGCTCAATGGAACGAATCAGCTGTGAGGTTCTTCTTCTCAGCGGCGCTAATAACGTGGTTCCTGGCGGATCTGTTGCGTTGGAACGTAGAATACGATTCATGCAATCAATCAGAATCTCACGACAAACTCTGAACGCCGCGCGCCTGGCTAGCCATTATGACAACTACCGCACCGCGTTCAACAAGCCGCCTTACAAGCCAGAGGGAACCAATTTCGTGCCAGGGGTGGGCAACACCACCCCTCGGATCGTCTTCGTCGGTGAAGCGCCCGGCGAGAACGAGGATAGGTTGCGTGTCCCCTTCTGTGGCAAGGCTGGCAGGCTACTTGCTCAAGCTATGGCCGATTCAGGACTGAACCGTGCGAGGATTCCTTGGTACATAACGAATCTCGTGAAGTACCGGCCACCAGGAAATAAGCTGTCGCACGAGGTTGCCACGCCGGCATATCCTATGTTGCGTACAGAAATTCAGATCCTGAATCCAAGGATCGTCGTCCCACTAGGACAGTGGAGTACAGCGGCATGGTTCCAGAACTTCAGCATCACTCAGGTGGCGGGGAACATCTACAGCAAGCGGCACGGCGACCACATGATCGAGGTGATGCCGATGCTGCATCCCTCGTACCTCCTGAGGAAGAACGACCCGAAGTTGTTTCAGGACTACGTCACCCTCTTCCGGGAGCTGACGACCTACGTGCGTTCGTCGAAGCAGCAGGCCACACGCTAATCGAGGTGTACGGCGGCTACAGAATCAAGACCACTCAGTGGTGCCATGTGGAGTTGCACCTCCAGATATTCAACTGGCGCCTAGTAGCCGTGGAGCTGGGTGATCATCGTTACCCCGCCAACCTCCGTGGCTGGTGCTACCCGCACAATCAGTTCCTCATCGCTGTCATTCAGGCGTGCAACTGGGACGGCAGGCCAGACACCGAACCGAGTGGATGGGTCCGTGCCATCGACACCATGGCAGTCAGAAGCCGTCCGGACTATGTGGAACGTCATAACGGCGAGCCACTGGCCGGCGTAACACAGATGTAGGAGAAGACAGTGGACATCCCTATCCTCGGACAAGACAACAAGACCACAAAGGACGGTGAGGCGAAGGTAGCCATCCGGCAGGTGTTCGCCGTCATCTGTTCGGAACACGGCATCCTGGCCTACGATGCATCCAGAACACCGCTTCAGGAGAGCGGTATTGTGGCGGCGCACATCAAGATGCACGAAGAGTTCAACAAGCGCGCGGAAGACACGCTGTCGCGGATCAGGGCCAACACCAACGCTCGTGACAAGATGCAGTCGACATCGCTGTGTCAGTGCCCGTGCAGAGACCACACCGGTTGCATCCCGGAAGACCGCGAACACGTCGTCAAGGTGCCCGAAGGAGCCGATGGGTTCCCGTTCCCATCGATGATCTGTTGTGGGCCGTGCCGCGACTACTGGGCCTGGCGTGAAGAGGAGATGGCCAAGCAGCGCGCCGAGTGGGCCAAGCAGGACGAGGAGGCCGGCGAACCACTCCACACGGCGATGGAATGGTCCAAGATGGACAAGCTGTGGGAGATAAGCGACTGGGAAGGGTTCCGCGGCGTGCCGGCCAACGAGCGGATGACCAAGGACACCTACGAGAAGCGCAAGGCACTGTGCGTCGTCGCGCCCAGGGTGCAGCCGTGACCGACCTTGGTGAGATGTTCAAGAAGATCACAGAGTCGGTCGTTTTCACGCAACCGGCATCGCTGGCCTACCAGGGCAAGCGTGGAGCTACAGCCGACGAGTTCGAGAAGATGACCGACGAGCAGCTCGCCAAGTCCGTCACGGCTATCAACCTTCTTCGTGATGCCTGTGACGCCGAGTTCAGACGTCGTCGAGGCAATGGCGGCAAGGTCGAGGACTAAACCGGACTCAAAGTAGCCAGCCCTTCGTGAACAGGGGCTGGCTACTTTGTCATTCACCCCTAGAATGACGGAGACACGATCAGGGGGTGGACATGACCGCAGCGGTTGCCGAAAAGCCGAAGCAGAAGCTCACGAAGGCACAGAAGTCCTTCATCATCCGACAAGCCGTTGAGAAGATGAAGGCTGAGCAGCGGCGCAATCTGCTGATGATGGCCATGCCTCGCCTGGTGATGCCGTACATCCCACATGTGCCGCATCCCACTCAGCAGGTATTCCTTTCACTGGGTAGATACCGCGAGGTGATGTTCGGTGGTGCTGCCGGCGGTGGCAAGTCGGACGCGTTGCTCATGGCGGCGCTTCAGTATGTAGACGTTCCGGGATACGCAGCCTTGTTGCTCCGCCGGTCTTGGCCGGACCTGGTGCTTCCAGGCGCCATCATGGACCGAGCTGGTCAGTGGTTGGCAGACACTCCAGCACGTAAGCGTGATGGTGGCCGCTTGTGGGAGTTTCCATCGGGAGCGCGCTTACAGTTCGGTTACCTGTCCACGGACAGCGACAAGTACCGCTACGCCAGTGCGGAGTTCCAGTTCATCGGCTTCGACGAGCTGACGCAGTTCCCTGAAGAAGACACCTATACGTTCCTATTCAGCCGTAACCGTCGTCCCAAGCTTGCTTGCCTGAATTGCCAAGAGCCGTTGGCGCGGTACGTCAATCGCAGTCGCGGCGAGACAAACCTCTATAAGCACAACACCACCAAGGGGCAGCTTGGCTGTCGGAAGGTCTACCCCGACCCCGCCACACTCCAGCAGTACAAACCAGCCAGTGACGGCACAACCCTGTTTGACGTACCCCTGCGAGTCCGTAGCGCGTCTAACCCGGGCGGCAGGGGTATGGAATGGGTCAAGCGTCGTTTGGTCGATTCTGGGACTCGTAGGGCCGGCACAGTGTTCGTGCCTTCGTACCTCACCGATAACCCGTCGCTCGACCAGGATTCATATCGTGAATCACTGTCCTACCTGAACGCGGTGGAGCAGGCGCGACTTGAAGACGGCGACTGGGAGATGTCGGAGCCAGGCGACATGTTCGACCGCGCCGACTTCCTGTACGTGGAGCAGATGCCGGCCAACGTCGTAGCGCGCGTTCGGTTCTGGGATCTAGCTGCTACCGAGAACCAGTCATCAGACTGGACTGTCGGCGTGCTGATGGCGTTGCTGGACAACGGTTACGTGGTGGTGGAGGACGTGGTTCGCTTGCGTGGCAAGCCGGACACCGTCGAAAAGACCATTCTCGCAACGGCGAAGATCGACGGCGTCAACGTGTCGATCCGGTACGAAGAGGAAGGTGGATCGTCCGGGCTGATCGTCACGGACACCTATCGCAAGCTGCTCATCGGTTTCGACTTCGACGGCTTGCGACCTACTGGAACCAAGGCCGCACGAGCCAAGGGCTTCTCGTCCTATGTGGCATCCAAGAAAGTGCTCTGCCTGCTACGCCCATGGGTGGGCGACTACATGCGCGAACTTGAGGCGTTCCCCAACAAGGGTGTGCACGATGACCAGGTGGACGCCAGCTCTGGCGCGTTCAATGAGTTGGTCATGGGCACCCGCGTTCGATTGCTTGCCTGAATCAAGGAGAAGACATGCCTGATCCATACCGCGTCCACCAAGACGCGCTTCAAGACCTCAAGAATATCGGCAAAGGTGGACACGGTTGGGTCATCCCTAACGGCACGGAGCCGGCTAAGTGCGGCGGTCCCAGGTACTGCCGTGAGTGTTCGTTGGAGCTGGCGCTGACCAAGTCACGTGACCGCGTCGTCATCACAGAGGGGTTGAAGATCGAAGCAGGCGACCGTTTGTTGCTGATCGCCCCTCCGACAGCAACGCAAGCTGACTTCGCCGAAATGGTGGAGAAGATGCGCGCCAAGTTCCCTGACGTTGACATCACGGTTGTGGCCGGCTTCACCGGAGTACAGGTTCATCGCCAGGAACCAGAGTTCTGACAGCTACGATTTAGGGAAACTGAATGGAAGACGAAAACAACGAGGGGAACTTGGCAGGTCCAGAGATTGCGCAGATTATCTGCGCTCTCGCCGGTATTGCCTGCGGTGTGACTGGCACTCTGCTGGTGGGTGGTGTCGGCTGGATGCTGATATTCCTCTGCTTTGTCCTTTTCCTGACCGTGTACATCCTGGGTAAGTGACGTAAGGAGATCCGGTGCCGGAGTTCAAGTTCGCACCTTCGATTGTCAAGAGGGCCATCGGTGGTCGTGTGAACACCGGTGCCGGCAGTCCGACCTCTCACGCCATTGCAGGCTCGACTGCTGCCTTGGTTGGTCCATACGGCTCTGTGTTTGACCCTGCCCGCAACGGCTGGGATGTTGACGAGGTCATGCGCCGCGGTCTCGAACGCGTGATCTGGGTATTCCGGTGTGTTGACGCCATCGCGAGCAATCAGTCGAAGCTTCACATGGTTGTGCGGCAAGGCGATCCGCTCGAAGGGCCGATCGTCAAGGACGTCAACCTGTTCAACCTGCTGAACATGCGAACCAACGACTACGAGACGTCAATGCAGTGGCGGTACCGGCTTTCCGGTCAGCTACTGCTGTCGAAGCGCGGTGCTTTCATCGAAGTAGAGCGAGACGCATTCGGCATCCCGGTTGCGCTGCACCTGTTGCCACCGTCCCATGTGGAGCCAATTCCGCACAAGGACAAGTTCGTCGATGGGTACCGGCTCACGATGGGCGATGGAAGTTACCGCGATCTGCCCAATGAGAAGGTGATCTGGCTTCGTTTGAAGCCACACCCCATCGACCCCTATGCGCAGTTGACGCCGATGACGGCTGCCGGTCTCGCGATGGAGACAGACTGGCTGGCACGGCTGTTCAACGCCAACTTCCTCCGCAACGATGGTCGGCCTGGCCTGGTGATCGGCATCAAGGGCAAGACGAATCCTCAGGATGCGAAAGAGATCAGGGACCGCTTCGGCAGCGGCGGTCCATCTCGCGCCGGCCGTGTTTCAGTCATTGAAGCTGACGACATCGTTGTGCAAGACCTCGGCGCTAATCCGCACGATCTTCAGTACCTACAGACAATCGCAGGCAGCAAAGAAGACATCCTGCTTGCCTTCGGTGTGTCGGAGTCAGTGCTTGGTAACGCCAGTGGCCGAACGTTCGACAACGCCGACGCGGAGCTTGAAGGCTTCTGGTCCGAGACCATGACGTCGCACTGTGACCCGATGGCTCGTGGTCTCGACGACTTGACCGGTAGCACGACGGACAACAAGTTCGTCAGCTTCGACTACAACCGAGTCGCTGTACTTCAGCGGCACAAGCAAGCCAAGCTGGACAAGGCTCTGGCTAACTTCCAGGCCGGCACGATGACGCTTGACGAGTACTTCATCGAAATCGGCAAGGAACCGTGGGATGTGCCGGCGTCACGGGTGATCTACCTGTCCAATGGCGTGGTGGTGGCGCGTGACCAAGAGGACCAGGACGCCGTTGACAAGCTGCTGCCTCAGCCGATCATTCCGGCCATCATGGCTGGTGCGTTGGCTCAAGGAGGACAGCCGCCGGTTGGTGGCGCACCTGGACAACCACAGTTGCCTGGTGCTCAGCCGCCTGTGGGACAGGGACAGCCAGCCATCTCGCAGAACCCTCAGCAGGTCCCTGCCGGCTTCCAGGACATGATTGCCAACCGTGCTCGGCAGTTGGCGTTGACCGCACGTGCTAGCAAGGGTTACACCCCTGTGCGCCCACGTGTCCAGGTCATCGAACGCAAGGAAGGTCATCCCTACGAGACAATCCGTGAACGGTATGAAGGGATGTTCAACGGCGCTATCGAGGTGTGGTCGGTTCAGCAGGCCGACTTCTTCACTGATCGCCTGGACACAACCAGCGTGCGGCGAAACACTCGTCACTGGTCAGTTGACGACAGTACGGAAATCGTCGGCGTCAAGGCACTCGACCCGTCGAAGGTGGTGGACGACAAACGGTGGACCGGTGATCTCGTTCGCGGAATGTCTTCCATGATGTCCAAAGTGGTTTTCCGTGCCATCAAGGACAGCGCAACTCAGATGGACAACATGGGCGTTCTTCGTGTCATGAACGCGAACGGCCTGGGGAGCACGCAGGGGCGTACGAAGGCTGCCAGGGTATACGGGACTACCGAAGCCATGGAAACGGCCGTCACAGACCTCCTGACACCCCTAAACTGGGTCGTCGAACAGGCCGCTACGGCGCAGTTGGCCAGGATCAAGGAGAAAATCGCCACGCTGGACGCTGACGGAAAATCGATGGCGTTCATCAAACGTGAGGTGGCCAGCGCCGCTGGACGAAATTCCGACTGGCGATCCAACCTGGCTCGGTTCCTGACTACTTCACTGGTTGAAGGCGCCCAGTACAAGACGTGGAGTCAGGCTGGCGATCTGGTAGATCACACGTGGAACACCGTCGAAGACGAGAAGGTGCGCCACACCCACCGGGAGATCGACGGAACCACGATCCCCATCGGCGTTGACTTCAAGGTGGGTGGTGAGCATGCACCGTACCCGGCTTACCACGGGCTATCGATGAAGGAAAAGGCCGGCTGCCGCTGCTGGACCGGCTATGCCATCTCGGACAAGGGGGCTGGCGCGTATGACCGGTTGGCAAGCTGACATCGAGCGACTTCACAACCTTCGCGAACAGATGCTGTCAGAACTCACGCGCTATCAGTCCAATTTCAATGTGCCGGTCTACAACTTCGACGGCACGAGGATTAAAAGTGCTGAAGAGCTGGCGGCCGCAACAGGGATGCCCTTATCAGAGGCTGTCGAGCGTATGAGCCGTTACCCTTATGAAAGAGAGGTAAAGGACGTCCATAGCGCCTCTGCTGAAGAAGCGCTATCCGTGGGTGTCGGCACAGTTGTTGAACGAGCGGCGAAGTTGGTTCGCCGCAAGAAGCGAAAGACGAGGACGACATGAGGGTTGTTACCAAGTCGGCTCCCACCGTCACGGTGACCAAGAGCACGATCACCGGTCTGATGACGGACATCACGCCGACGCAGAACAAGCAGTTCCGCTTCGACGGCACTCAGGCGTACTGGAAGCTGGTCACCAACCAGGGCAGCAAGACCTTCGAGGGCGGCAAGCGCCAGCTCTTCATGCCGGGTCAGACCTACACGCAGGCCGAGATCGACGCCGCGTTCCCGGCAGCCACGCTGACCTCCATCACGCCGGCTACCGGCCTGGCCGCCGGTGGCCAGGCCGTCACCATCAAGGGCACCAACCTCGGCGGTGTCACGGCGCTGACGATGGGTGGCACCACGTTCACCTCCATCGTCATCGTGGACGACAACACCATCACGGCAGTCACTCCGGCGAAGACGGCCGGCGCGTACAACGTGGTGGCCACCGACGACTCCGGCGCGACGCCTACGCTGACCAACGGGTTCACCTACTCCTGATCCTTCTCCACTTCAACAACTGAAGCAACAATCCACGGGACCGGTCCGGGGAGCGGACGACTTGCGGCGTCCCTTCCTCGGACCTTCCGCATATAGGAGCTGAATCAGTGGGTACTGAGCACACCGGCGCCATGGTCGCACTGGTGCCTTCCAAGCGCCACATCAACCGTCTGGCTGCCGATGGAGGCGAAGACCCCAACGAGCTGCACATGACGCTTAAGTACCTCGGCAAGGCAGCCGACTACAGCCCTGGCGACCGGCGTGACGTCATCGACTCCGTGAAGCGTGCCATCAAGGGTATGGGGCCGGTAAAGGCTCTTGGCTTCGCAGTCAGCATGTTCAATCCCAAGGCTGAAGAAGCCTGCATCGTGCTCGGCTGTGGCGGCGCCGAGCTGCACGGTGTGCACGAAGCCATCAGTTCCGAAGTGGACGGTGGGCCGGAAGAGCACAAACCCTGGATCCCCCACGTCACGCTGAAGTACACCGGCAATCCTGACGAGGTGGGCGATCACGTCGGCAAAACCGGTCCGATCACCTTCGACAAGGTACGAGTGGCGTTCGGTGGCAAGAACACCGATATCCCCCTCGATGGTGATGCTTCATGGTCTGAAGACGACGAAGAGGGGCTGAAGGAAGACTTCAACGCCTTCATTGAGTACAAAGACACTCTGACCGACCTGGAGGAAAAGAAGCTTCGCCATGTGCGCACTGAAGCAGGCGTACATCGGTTCCACGCTCCCATCGGTAGCCCCATTGTTGGCCATGGTGGGTCTGACCACGCCCTGACGTCGTTCAAGGTGATCGAGTCCGACTATCACGGCTTCGACAAGGTGGAGGACCACCACGGCGGTCAGTACTACGTGGGTAAGTGGCCGGGTGAGAGGGGTGTCTGGGTAACTGATGCCAAGGACGACAACAACGTCATCGCTCACGCTGCTGATGAAGCCGGCGCGCTGACGGCGTTGGATGCCGCCATCAAGAAAGGCGGAGGCACAGCGCTTCACCACGTGAAGCCGAAGCCTGCTGGCCCTTCAGCGCGTGAAAAATTGCGCAATGCAGAGGTGATGCACGGTAGCGACCGCAGCAAGTGGACACCCAAGCAGCGCGCCGATGCAGCCAAGTTGGAAGCCCAGGCGGCTACAGAACACGGCGGAGAGTCTCCCAAGGAAGAGTACGACCGGCTGACTGCACTCCCGCTCTCTCAGCAGACACGAGCCATTCAGGCCCGTATCAGGACACTAGGCAATCTACGCGAGAACACCGGCGTAGGACGCGACGAACAAGCAAAGTACCCGCATATCAAGCCAGTTGCTTCAGAGTACGACGACTATGAGAAGTTCAAGGGGGCTGACGGTAAGGACTACTACCTCCACAAGACCGGACGTAAGTGGGAAGCCGTTGACGCCAACGATCACTCCATCATGTCCGGCAGTCGTGACGATGTTCTTAGCTCTCTGAACTACTACGCCAGCAAGAATGCGAGCGCAACTTCTGCTCGCGGTAGTGCTTCATCGAATACAGGTGATGGTCTCGACAAGATGACTCTCGCACAGTTGCGTGAAGTAGCGCGTCAGGAGCTGTCCACTGGTACGAAGATCGGTACTCGTGCCGGCCTGATCAGCGTTATCCGTAAGCAGCGTGAAAACAGGGCCAAAGCACCTACCGCAGCATCGTCAGAGCCGAAGGATACTGTTCGACTGAAGCCACACCAGCTCCGTCCTGGTATGCGCGTTCAGGTGCGCAAGTACAAAGACGGCCAGGATATGGGTGTCGAGTGGGACCGCATCGGCATGTTGTCTAACCAGCGTGCGCAACACAGGGTGGGAATGGCCCATTTCTCTGCTGGCATGTACACGGTCTACAACTCACGTGGCGAGCACATCACTTCGCTGTCGCCGAACAGCAGTATGGTCGCAGACGCTTCATCTGGTGAAATACCCTCGGCACGCCCACGTCTGATGAGCTTGGGCGCGTTTGGTTCTGAGCGTGTTCTGGTTCCGTCTACGCACGCAATCGAAGAGTACGGCTTGCCTGAACCGCAGGTACTCGAACACGCCGGCAACTCCATCGACCCAAACGATCCAAACTACGGCCGTCCGGCTATCGCTCGGGAGATTCAGGCCCGTCTCGACAGGGAGACCAGGCCTGGTGTAAGAGACCAGCTTCAGAAAGAGCTTGACAACTATAACCGAATGAGTGCTGTTCCTTCAGCTAGCGTTCCTAAGACAGAGCGAGAACACCAGGCGGCATTCGAAGCTACTAGTCGACCGCTTGGTGTCAGTCGTGCTCAAGCCGCTAGTAGTGGTCTTGAACACGGTGTTTCGAAGGAACGTGTAGATGAAGGTGAGCAAGAAGTTCTTGACGCTGTAAAGAGGCTCGTTGGGAACGACCCCAGTAGTGAGTACGCTTCCATCGCTGATGTCCGCGATGAACTTGCCATAAGAGGGTTCACTACTGAGGAGCAGGACGCCGTCTTTGAACGCATGGCGTTGGCCAGTTACAAGAAAGCATCGCTTATCCCTCAAGCGAACACCAAGGCGGTTAGCGCCAGGGATCGACAGAACGCCTTCGTCTTTCGCAAAGTCCGTGAGTCTGTTGCGGCTGGTAACAAGGAGCCGTATGACGAGATCACGGCAATCAAGCTGCGTGGTGCGGATGAAAACAAGCCTTTGGAACCAGTTGAATCGCCCGAGGATGTAGCTTCACGTCTGATCAATTCTGAGTATCACAACATCATCCGTAACAATGAAGGACCCAACGACACCAGCGATGCGCTCCGTGCTATCAGCTCTGAGGTCGGGGCACGCGTCATCTCGCACGACGAAGCAGTTCAGCGGTTGAACAATCTCCGCAGCTCCACGACGGACAAATACGAGAAACAGTCCATCGGTGCGCTGATAAATGTGGTTCGAAAGACGAAGCCTCAAGAGCCTTCTGTACATCAGTCTCAAGTCAATAAGATTGACGCGCGCGTGCACAGTGACGTGCTCAAGCCTGTGTCTTCGAAGTTCCCTGGCTGGGATCGGTTCCGTGGCAGCGACAACAAGTATTACGACCTCGGCAAGGCCGATGACGATGGTCGTTGGTATGCCACTGGTCGTGGAGGCTGGGACGAGATCGTAGCTTCTGGCGATTCACGAGATGAAGCTCTGGCAGCCCTAAACGCACATCTGATGGGGAAGGGTGATTCGAGCATCGCCAGGGGAGATGGGCCGGATGTGACGACGGCGGCCAGGAATCTCCAGGCGAAGATCAAGAAATCACAATCTCGGAAGCCTACTGTTCTACCGTCTGTACCGCCTGTGTCAGATGCCTTGCGCGCTCGTGCTGCGCAGTCACCGACCATGCGGTCGATGTTGAACCGACCGGCGTCGAGTGAGATTAGATGGGTAGACAGGGCAGGTCGTCCTGTCCCTAACCCGTCACAAGTAGATATCGTTCGAGGGAATGTTCGTCAGGCAAAGACGGTCGAGCACGCTCTTCAGATCGCCTACAAAGTGTCTGGTGCTTCAGCCGCTGGAGAAGCAGGTGGCTCGGCACTGTCCAGCACATTCAACAGCGCACATCCGCGTGGAGGCAAGGGATCTGCTGCCGGCGGCAAGTTCGTGAAGAAAGGCAGCGGATCTCCGAAGAAGGCCGTCAAGTCAACAGGCAAGAACAACAGCAGCATCAAGAGTGGGCTGAAGAGAGGTGCCAACGGACCTGATGTGAAGAACCTTCAGCACGCCTTGAACGCTGCACTAGGAGCAAACCTCGCCGAGGACAGCAGTTTCGGACCCTTGACGGAGGCCGCGGTTCGTGGAGCACAGAAGGGTCTCGGACTTCCGGTCACCGGTGTGGCTGATCAGCGTCTACTTGACGCACTGAACGGAAAGGTCGCTTCCAAGCCGGCGGTGAAGGCAGCGAAGAAGGCAGTCAAGCGGAGCGCGAAGAAGGCGACCAAGAAGTCCACTAGCCGGCGCCGTACCGCAAGCACACAGACAACATCTCAAACTTCCACAGTTGGCGGTCGTGAGGTCGAATCGCAAGGTCAGGCGACCAAGCACAAGTCCATCGTGGACAGAGCGTTCTTCATCTGCAACAAGGCTGCCGTCATAACACCTGGCGGCAGAGTCGGTGACGACTCATCACACAACTTCTCTCCTCGGCAGAACTGGGTAGATAAGGTCGGCGGTCTTCCTAAGTACATCCGCGAGATTCGAAACGCCCTGGTGCGCAGCGGCCACAGCGAGTCGGAGGCGACGTCGCTGGCCATTGGTGCTGTCAAACGATGGGCACGCGGTGGAGGCAACGTGAGCGCCAAGGTTCGTGCTGCTGCCGCCGCTGCTGTAGCAGAGTGGGGAGCAAAGCGGGCATCAGCCCACGCGCATTAGGTCTTTCAAGTCGAGTACGATGCATTCAGTTGACAAACACCGGGAGTAGTCGTGGGACTCGAATACAAAAGCGTCACTGTCGGTGGCGTCACGCAGGTAGAAAACAAGGGCAAGGGCCATGTTCGGGCCTTCGTCTCTGTCACGGGTATCGCGGACAACGTCAAGGACGTGATTCTCCCGGGCGCGTACACCAAGACGCTGAAGCAGCGCACTCCCAAGGGTGCGTGGGGCCACGACTGGAAGACGCCGACCGCCAGAACCGAGGAAGCTGTCGAGCTGCCCCCAGGTCACCACTGGCTGCCGAAGCAGCTCAGCAACGGTCAGCCGTGGCCTGAAGAGGCCGGCGCGCTCATGGTGGACATGAAGTTCAACCTCGACACTCAGCGAGGGCGAGAAGCCTACAGCGACGTGCTGTTCTTCGGCCCTCAGCAGGAGTGGTCGATCGGTTACCAGGTACCTGAAGGCAAGGCATACAAGAAAGACGGCAAGCGGTACATCAAGGAAGTCGACCTCTACGAGTACTCGCCCGTCCTGTTCGGCGCGATGAACCACGCCCGTACCGCAAACGAGCCCAAGTCCGTGCAGGATGCTCAGCTCGCGTTCAAGGTGCTCGGCGGTGCGGACATCGCAGAGATGCAAGACCTCATCATCCAGATCAAGGAGTTCCGCGACTCAATCGGCGACCTCAGCAACGAAGCAAGCGACGGCGAGGCTGACGTTGAGTGGGACGGCGACGAAGAGGCCGCGGAAGACGACGAGTTGGACGACGAGTTCGAGGACGAAGACGAGGAGAAGGCTGACATCGTCGATCTGCTCCGGAAGAACCTGATCCAGACCGAACGGCTGTTGAGCGCGTTGGAGGAGAAGGAAGACACCGGCAGCAACACCGACGAAGGATTCAGTGCGTACATCGAGGCAAAAGCGACGATGTACGACAACGTCACCGAAGCAGCGTCAGAGGCCGAAGAAGACCTCGACGAGGACGACGTTATGGCCCTTCAGGAGGCCGCAGAGGAGTTCGACGACGCTGTTGATGGTGGGGACACCGAATCGGCCGAAGAAGCCGGCAGCAAGCTTCTCGGGGTTGTGGAAGAACTGTTGGACAACGACGGTGACAGCAGCTTGAGTGAAAAGCTCGCGGTGCTGGCACAGGTCATCGTCGACCGGCGGTCCTTCATGGACGCTGAAATCAAGCGGCAGCACGGTTTTCCGCTGTCCTTCAAGACCGGAGCACCGATCACCGGCGAAGTTGGCGTGTCGTCGTTCGTGGGCAACCTCGAAGACGATGCCTTGATGGCGTTGGGCCAGTACGCCAGTGAGAAGGACGACTACGTGTCGAGTTGCGTCGTTCGAGAGATGAAGGCGCGTGGGATGTCCTACGGCGCGAAGCCCAAGAAGAGGACTGGCATCACGCCTGGTGCCAGTTACGACGGCAACGACAACGAGATGGATTCCGACGCCGACGAAATGAAGCCGAAGAAGCGGCGTAGTGGTGCTCCTATGGCACGAACTGGAACCAAGGAGGAAGGCGCCGGCCTGTCCACCAAGAAGAAGTTCAGCCAGAGGACTCGTGACAACTACGCGGCATCAGGCGACGCCATGCCGGACGGTAAGTACCCGATCAAGACTCAGAAGGACTTGGACAACGCGGTCAACGACTACAACCGCACCGGTCAGCCTGCTGACGTCAAAGCTCACATCCTGAAGCAGGCCAAGAAGTACAAGCTTTCACTCCCATCCACCTGGCAGGACGAGAAGTCGGCGGACTACGTCAAGCTCGACAACACAGACCTCGTGGAATTCAAGTCTCTCCTCGCCGGCTTGGAAGAGGTGGCGCTTGACTACGAAGATTGATAGGGATGCTGAGTTGGTTCTGGTAGCTCACCAGCGCCATACGAAGGGCCACTGCCTGTGCGGATATTTCGAGCTGGGCAGGTCCTTCGCAGCACACCAGGTAGCCAAGCTCCGCGAAGCAGGGTTGCTTAAGGACTGACAACACGTGTTCGTGTTTTAATGGACTCAAAGGTTCCGCAGGCGGTGTCGACCGGCCACGGCGTTACCTACACACCAGATACTTCAAGAGATGAAAGGTGCAAACAGATGTCGCCGGTGGCCGAACTGAAGACCATCCTCCGCGAGAAGAACTCGCAGATCCAAGCGTTCTTGGACAACGGAATCAAGATCGACGGCAACAACGTCGAGGTCAAGTCCGAGGACAAGGCCAAGATTCAGACCATCCTCGCCGAGGCGCGCGAGATCAAGTCCCTGCTGGACATGCACAAGTTCGGCGTCGACACCGGGCGTCTCCTGGACTTCAAGGACAGCGACGGCAGCAAGGCCGTCGAGGCGATGGCCGGCGGCTACATCCGCAACATGGGCACCAAGAGCCTCGGGCTCCAGTTCGTGGAGTCGAAGGAATTCCAGGAGGCCAAGGAGAACAGCGACGGCATCATGCGGTCACCGTTCTCCATCGAAGCGCACGACATCACCGGCGGTCGGCTCCAGCGCAAGGACATCTACGGCGACCTGTCGTCGCACGCCATCGACCTCGGCGTCGGCACGGTGGTCCAGTTCGACCCCATGGTGCCGCGTCAGCAGCGAGCGACCCGTGTCCGCGACCTGTTCCCGGTGGCGACCACCAGTGCCAACCTGATCGACTACTTCCGAGTGACCGGCTTCGTCGAGCAGCAGGGCAAGGGCAACGCGCAGACGGTTCCCGAGCGCTCCGGCGGCACCTTCGGCCTGAAGCCGCAGTCGAACCTCGTCTTCGAGTCGGACGGCGCCCCGGTGCGCACGATCGCCCACTGGGAGGCGATCCACCGCAACGTGGTCCAGGACGTCCCGCAGCTCATGGCGACCGTCAACAACGAGCTGCTGTACGGTCTGGCGCTGGTGGAGGACGACCAGATCCTGAACGGTGACGGCAGCGGCAACAACCTGCGCGGCCTGATGAACACCAACGGCGTGCAGCTCTACCCGGCGGCCACCAACGAACTGCGGTCGGACTCCCTCCGCAAGGCGACCACGCTGGCCGTGCTGGCGAACTACGCTCCGACCGGATACGTGCTGCACCCCAACGACTGGGAAACCCTGGAACTCCAGAAGGGTTCCGGCGACGGGCAGTACATGCTCGTGACGAACATCGCGATCGGCGTCAACGCGCAGGTGTGGCGTCAGCCGGTCGTCGAGACACCGGCCATGACCGAAGGTCAGTTCATCAACGGTGCCTGGGGCATCGGCGCGCAGCTCTACGACCGTCAGCAGGCCAACGTCCGCATCGCCGAGCAGCACGCGGACTTCTTCCTGCGCAACGCCGTCGTGATCCTGTGTGAGGAACGGCTGGCGCTGACCGTCAAGCGCCCGGAGTCGTTCGTCATCGGCACGTTCGGCTAAATCATCCAGCAAGGCGTACCTTCGGGTACATGCTCATCATCATCAACGGTGGCCCCCACGAGATCAGCGAACTGAAGACCGCGTTGGGCCTCACCGCAATCGAAGCAGAACTTCAGTCCCTCAATCGGAAGGTGCACAAGATGGACAGTGAAATCCAGCAGCTCGATTCCGTCGTCGAAGGTCTCGGTACAGCGATTCAGGAACTCAACGACGCCGTGACGACCGTCATCCAGAAGCTCGACGACCTGACCACCAACGGCAACCTCAACGCGGAAGACCGCGCCGGCATCGACCAGGCCCTCGGCACGCTCAACGCCGCGCAGAACCAGGTGTCGCAGACGCTGGCCGCCGCACAGGCCGCCGGCTCCATCACGCCGCCGGCCGCCGAGCCCAGCGCCGAAAGCGGCGGTGGTGAGGCGCCTCCGGAGGGAACCCGCAAGGGTGTGAAGAAGCACTGAATATTTCGGCAACGGCCGGCGAGAAGAAGCGGCTATCGGTTTCGGCCGGTGGCCGCTTCTTCGTAGACTGAGTACATGCCAGACGAACCGCAAGACATGACGCTATCTCCCAGTGGAGGGAGACCAGCCATCCTGTTCAGCGAATGGGCTGGCCGCGTTCCACAATCAGGAAGCTTGTTCGACGAGATGCCGCAAGATTGCATTCTTGATGGACATGCCTATAACGCTTGCAGGAGAGGACACCTCAGTGGCGGTGCAGAAGAAGACCAGGCGGCCGGTGGTTACCTCCACTCGGCCCCAGACATCGACCTTCCCAAGTGGGAGGGAGAGTACCGAGGACGTCGATGAGGTAACCCCTGACTCCGAGGAGACGGAAGAGGAGTTGGAGACCGAAGAGCTGGAGGATTCAGCGGATGAAGCCATGGCCGAGGAAGTTGATATCCCTCGTCCTTGGCTGGACGACCCGAGGTGTCCGCACGACGCTATCGTGGTTGGGCCTGGCGAACCCATCCGAGTGACCGGCGTCATCACCGGCCAGATGGTCCGTGTGGACAAGCAGGTCGTGCGAGCGTTCCAGCGTCCGCGTACCAGCGGTTGGTACTTCACGCTCATCTACTCGCGAGGGACGCAGGTCCCCTTCACCAGGGTTCAGTCTGTGAACGGTAATGAGGTGCTGCACGTGCCAGCACGCGTGCCAGTGCACCGGATCGACAACATCAGCTACCCGGCTGCGACGACATCGGACGGCTTCTCACTGCCGTCTTCGTTGATCGCCTGAATGGGAAGGGGAGGATGATGGCACTGATCAACTTGCAGGATCTGCTGAACCGCATGGACAACCCTGCAATCACTGATTCGGAAGAGAGCTACATAGAAACCGTCATCCTCCCTGGTGTTCAAGAAGAGTTGGAGTCCTACTGCGGTAGGCCGCTAGAGCGGAAGCAGGTGCGCGAACGGCTGAACCCAGATTGCGAAGGCTACGTGTGGTTCAGCATGACTCCGGTGTGGCAGATCATCAGTGTCGTGCACGCCGATGGAACGCCGGCTTCCTACGCCCCTCCTGCTGTCCCCGCCTACGTTCCCTCCACGGATCCGAACATCGCTGACATCGACCTGGTTGGTAGCGCTTGGTCGGAGTTCACCTACAAGGCTTACATTCAGCCGCTGAATCCATACGGCATCTACTTCAACGCCGCTCCGTTCTACTACGTGACGTACATCGCCGGCTTGGACATCAGTAACGATGCGTCGGCCAAGAGCGAGATGTATGAAGTAGCCAAGCGTCAGGTCAACGAAATGTTCGTGAAGGACATGGGCATACGCCACGGCTCCGTCGAGCAAGCGAACAACGCCGACACTCGCCCTCCAATGTGGACACCTGACGAACTGGTGAAGTTCGACCGATACCGGAGGCGGATAGCGGTATGACCGCGCTGGAAGGTCTGGCCAACACCATTAGGGGCATGGACGAACGAGTCCGCAACCCGATGGGTGTATGGCCGCGTGTAGGCAACGTGGTGGCGAGAATGAACGCTAAGGCATTCGCTACCAAGGGTGCGTCTACCGGGAAGCCCTGGGCGCCTCTGGCGGCGTCTACAGTGGCCGAGAAGATGAAGCATGGCTGGCCGTCTTCTCCGTTGGTGCGTACCGGCAAGATGAAGGCGTCCTTCACTGGCAGGCCGATGGGTATCGAGCGGTACTACGGCAAACAAGCCGTCTACGGAGCTGATGGTCAGATCCCTATCTGGCAACAGAAGGGGACTCGCCGCCACGGTCGGCGCCATATCCCTCCACGCTTGATCCAGAAGTTGGATCCTCAAGCCAGAGCGGAGATCAAGAAGATCATCGTCGGCTGGGTAGTCAAGGGAGTTGCGTCGTGACCGGGCTGTCCAGTGTCACCGGTGGCGCCGAAGAGCTGAGGCAGAAGTTCGCCAGATTCTTCGAGGCTGTCACACCTCCGGTGATCGAAGCGGCTTGGGAAGAGTACGACATCGATCCTTGGCTGCTCCCCAAGTTCGCGGTCTATGACGGTGTTGACCCCATGAAGGTCACCAGTTTTCCAGCTCTCTGTTCTGGCGCTTCGACCGACACCAACCACACAGTGACCGATATCAACGCGGACGGCTCCATCGAGACATGGCCTGTGTATTCGTGGTACGTCGCAGTGGTCGCTATGACGCCGTACAACCGTGAGACGAACAAGTGGGCAGATCCGGATTACGACAACTGCATTCGCTTGATGAATCGCCTCACAGCGATCGTGCAGAACGTCCTCATCAACAGCCCTGGTCTTCTCGATCCCGATACCGTATCCCTGGATAGATCGAGCATCAATACCACATACCACGATGTGCTTCCTGCAAGTGGTGCACCGCGGAAGTGGGTTTCCTCGTCAATCATGACGATGACGGTCAAGCAAAGAGCAGTGACGTGGCAACCGAAGATAGGCACCGTGAATCAAACCATGGTCTTGCCCGGAATACTCACAACGTAGGGGGATTCACCCATGTGGAAAGTGGTCTTTAACCCCAGCGAGGGGCAAGACATCGTCGTGGACAAGGACGGGCACTACTGCTCCCCACAGTCCTGGGCTGCCGGCTTTTCCAGCGTGGTAGACCCTCTGGTCGGCGCAGGGAAGCTCATCAACATCGACGTCTCGCATCTGGATCGGGACCACGCCAATCCCGACGTTATAGTTGTGGCAGACAGAGTTGACGAGTTGAACGCGCAGCGTCAAGCAACGCAAGCGGTTCAGCAGCAGGACGAGGAAAACACAACGGGCAGCACGGATAAGAAGAAGAGGAAGTGATATGCCAGGCGTAATCGTTCAAACTCAAACGCTGTCCGGCCCATCGACACCGCTGCGTGCACCGGACGGACAGTTCTTCGTGGTCGGGCTCGCCGAACGCGGACCCACAAACGCGGTGTTCCCACTCCGGGGTATGCCGGACTACACGCGGTACTACGGCGACCGTGTGTCCTACGGCGCGCTCTACGACCAGTTGCTGACCTACTTCAACGAAGGCGGACAGCAGGCGTACGTCGCTCGTGTTGTCGGTCCGGCAGCAACCGTGGGGTCGTTGACACTGCTCGACCAGGCTGGGTCTCCGCTGAACACCATCCGAGTCGACGCGGCCAACGCCGGCTCCTGGTCGACACAGCTTTCTGTCGAGATCCAGGCCGGTTCGTTGACGAACACGTTCCGGATGATCGTCACGCTCAACGGCGTTCAGGTGCACAACGTCAACAACATCTCGTCACCCTCGGACGCTGTCAACCAGTTCGCAACGTCGCCGTACATCAAGGTGACCAACCTCGGTTCCGCGACAGCAGCACCGGCGAACAACCCGGACGTCGTTGCAGCAACAGCACTGAGCGCCGGTGCTGACGACCGGACCAGCGCGACGGACACCACGTTCGTGAACGCACTCGCGCTGTTCAACTACGAGCTGGGAGACGGTTCGGTCGCCATTCCTGGCAAGGCTGCTACAGCCATCTGGACGGGCATCAACGCTCACTGCGTTGCCAACAACCGTATCGGGCTGTTGGCCGCCGTCCAGTCGGAGACGAAGTCGAACCTGCTGAACCGTGTGGCCGAAGTGGACAGTGAGTACTGCGGTCTCTTCGCACCATGGATCCGGATCAGCGACGGTGCCGGCTCCTACCGCACCATCAGTCCGGAAGGCTACGTAGCGGCCTGTCGCGCCAAGGCCCACGATCAGACCGGACCGTGGAGGGTGCCGGCAGGATCGCTCTCATCGGCGAACACTCTGGTCGGCCTGGACGTCATCTACACCCGACAGGACAGCCAGGATCTCGACGATGGCCGGGTAAACGTCATCAAGACGGTGGCCAACACGATCCGGCTGTATGGCTGGCGCTCGTTGTCTTCATCCGATGAATACAAGCTTCTGCACAACAGGGATCTCCTGAACTACCTCGTCGTGCAGGCGCAGGCCAAGCTTGAGGACTCGCTCTTCAAGCCGATCGACGGCAAGGGCCAGCTCCTGAACGCGGTCAACGCATCGATCGTCGGCCTGGTCGACCCCATCGCACGTGCCGGTGGTCTGTACGCACTCCTGGATCCGACTGGTAAGCAGGTCGACCCTGGATACAAGGTCGTCACGGACAACTCGGTGAACACGCCGGCACTCCTGGCGCTCAACCAGATCGCTGCTCGCCTGCTGGTGCGCATCTCGCCGGTCGGCGCTCTCATCACGTTGACCATCGTCAAGGTCAACAACCAGGCCGGATTCTGAGGGGCACAACATGGATTCAGTCAATCAATTCCTGGTAACCGTCGAGGGCATCGACGGGTACTTCATGACGTTCGAGGGCGGCAACATCACGTCGCAAACGAACAAGATGTACGACGGCGGAGCGACTATTCCGTCCGTAGTAGCCAACCGGCCGTTGGTGGACGATGTCACGGTGACGCGCGGATACGAACCGCTCCGCGACGAAGACATCATGACCGAGATGCGTCAGCTCGTCGGGGTGTTCACCACCACGCTCAGCAAGACGCCAACCGACCGCAACCTCGTGGTGACCGGTCGGCCCATCGTCTACCCCAATGCTTTGCTGAGTGGCTTCCAGGAGATCAACGCGGACGCCAACGGCACCGACGCCGGTATCTGGGGACTCGTGTTCACGGTGCCCAGCGTCCGGTAATACCGCACCACTGTTTCAGGGAACCATCGGTAAGCCACCTGTAGAGGCCGTAGGCGGCAGCGAACCACCAGACCCATAGTCGTACGTGGGCGCGGAGGTTCTAAGCCGCCTACGGCCTTTTACAGGGCCAATTCAACGAGTGAAAGGCAAAAGGTCGTGGCGACCAACACAGGCAAGGTCAAGACGGTGGGGCGAGCAGGCACACCACCGAAGCAGGACGAGGCGTTCGAAAACCTCGAACTGACAGACGGAGAGATGGACTTGGGAACCGTCTTCGACGACTTCATTCAGGAGATCAACCGTACTGTCACCAAGAAGCCGAAGAAGTACAAGGTGCCGGCGCGGCCCAACGTCGTGCTGGAGTTCGACGTCAACGTCGACTACCCGGTGTACCAAGCGTGGATCAAGAAGTGCACCAAGGGCAAGGGTGACAAGGCGGAACTGGACTACAAGGCTTTCGCCGCCATCGTCCTGAGCCAGAAGAACATCGGCATCTGGTTCGGCGACGTGAAGATCACCGATGTCAAGGGTGACGGCCACGATCTCATCCTGGCCGACAAGGTGTTCCACAACATGATCGGTGTGATGGTCGGAGGTACCAACGCGGCCATCAAGAAGTTGTTCGGAGCGGACAGCGACGTCGTGAACCTGGTCGTCAAGTTGGTCGACGACTTCGGCTACACACTCGGAGCCGATGGCGCTGAGGAAGGCGACGAAGATTCCCCTTTGGACGACTAGCCGCCGCGTACAAGGCTAGTTCGTACCTGAGGCTGGCCGCGCGGGTTGGCAAGTACTTCCACATCGATCCGCTGATGGTGTTGAAGAGCAGCTATACGGACTTCCTGGTTCGGTTGGCGGCCTACAACTACATGCAGGACGTTGAAGAGGCTGAAGAAGCCAAACGTCGTGAAGCGGCTGAAAAGGCCACTAGAAAACGATGAGTGAGGGCAGGGACCGATGACAGCGCCAGGTGGCGATGAAGAAGATGTCACAGTCAGGCTCAAGGACGAGTTCTCGGTCCCTGCCCGCACTACCCGCGAAGAGGCGGAGCTACTAGATAAAGCGATTAAGAGGCTGAATCGCACTCTGCTTGCCTACAACAAGCGGGTCACCGAATCCACAGCAAAGACTCTGGAGTTCGCGGCTGCTCTGAAGACAGCGTCCGCAGCAGCCGACCCTCTTGGCGAAAAGCTGAAGCACAACAACGAGACGATCAAGGACTACAACCAGACCATCAAGAAGTCGAAGGATGAGACAGAGAAAGCTGCCAAGGCTACGGAGAAGCACGCTGACGCAGCGAAGAAGGACGAGAAGGAACAGGGCAAGCTGCTTAAGGTCTTGAAGGGCATCCCTGGTGTGCTCGGCAAGATATGGGGGCCGCTGTTCATGGTGGGCAAGGGTTTCGCCTTGCTCGGAGCAGCCGGCGGCATCCTGTTGGCTGTCAAGGGAGCCGTCGCATTCATCTCTGCGGCAAGCAACCTGCTAGCCATAGCTGGATTGCTACCTGTGGCGTTGTTCAGTCTCGTGGCGGCCTTCATGACTTTAAAGGTAGCCACTGGTGGTGTTGGCGACGCTATAAAGGCGCTCGCCAGTGGTGATGCCGCTGGGCTAGAAGCAGCACTTAAGAAGCTGTCCCCAGCCGCTCAGCAGTTCGTTAAGTCGATCAAGCCATTCCTGCCGCAGTTCAAGGCCATCAAGCAGGCTGCTCAGCAGAATCTCTTTGCTCCGCTGAACCAAGGCTTCACTGATGTACTCACGAACCTGCTTCCGATATTCAAGACCGGCATGTCAGGCATCGCCAACGTGTTCGGCAGTATCGGACTTCGCATAGAGAAGTTCCTTGCCAGCATCAAGGGCAAGAGACTCTTCTCTGACATCTTCGACTCAGGCCGCATCTCGGCAGCTAACTTCGGCGCTGCTGCTGTTCCGATCCTGACCGGTCTGAGCGATGTCGTTCATGCGATGAAGGACAACTGGACCAACCTGACTGCTGAGATCGGACGTGGCGGGGTCAAGTTCGGTGAATGGCTGTCGAAGATATCTACCGATGGCTCGCTTGAGGCAATGTTCAAGCGAGCAGTCGATTTTGCCAAGCAGCTCTGGAGTACAGGCAAGGACATCTGGAGTATCTTCCACGGGCTGGGCAACATCCTGAAGGCCGGTTTCGACTCAACTGGCTTGACAACCTTCATCAAGTTGGCCGCGGAGTTCGTCAACAGCGCTCAGGGCTTCCAAGACATATCGCAGATCTTCGACACTCTCGCGCAGCTTGGTTCGGCTGTGGCGCCGCTGTTCAACCAGTTGGCCGATGTCCTCCTGCAATCCGTCATCCCGGCCATCGCGCCCATCGTCAACGGCTTGGCTCCCGGTCTGGTCGCGCTAGTCACTGCCATCGGGCAAGGCTTGCAGATGCTAACGCCGCTCTGGGGTCCATTGGCTGAGGCGATCACTGCTGTCCTGACGGCACTGACGCCGATCCTGCCGGTACTGGGGCAGTTCTTGAGTCTGGTGGGGAAGGAACTTACGCTGATCCTCCAGTACCTTGCTGCGATCCTGCCGCCGGTAGTTGAAGTGTTGAGCACGCTCTTCGGAACCTGGCTCGGTCTCGTCAACCAGCTTGCTTCGGCGTTGCTTCCGCTGTTGATCCCTCTGATTCAGCAGATGGCAGATTCGTTCACGCAGTTTGCTCCGGTACTCGCACAGATAGCGCAGGTATTCCAAGACCAGTTCGCAGCGGTGCTGCCTGAGTTGGCTCAGAACTTCGTCGCCTTGATTCCACCGTTGCTACAGGTTGGCCAGCAGTTGCTTCCAGCTCTACTCCAGGTCATCCTTGCCATCCTGCCTGAGCTTCCGGACCTGATCGGTTCCGCTCTGTCGTTGGTGGTTGCCTTCAGTAAGCTCCTGCCGGCGATCGTTCCACTAATTCCTGTCTTCATTCAACTCATACAGAACATGTTGGTGTTCACTCCAGTTGTTGTCGGAGTCATCTGGATTCTGGCGAAGATGGCAACCGCGTTCTTCGCCACTCTGGGTGTCGTCATCAACTTCGTGGTTTCGATCATTGCTTGGTTCGCCAAGATTCCTGGAGAGATCATCAGCGCGTTGGCAGGCGTGGTTTCAGCCATCACCTCGCCATTCCGGAATGCCAAGGACAACGTGATCGGCATCATCAACGACATCAGGGGTGCGATCAGTGACTTGATGAGGTCGATTGGTGGCGTCGGTGGTGCTCTTAGCAAGTTGAATCCCTTCAAGGCGTTCGGTGGCCCAGTTGTCGCCGGTCAGCCGTACACGGTTGGCGAGATAGGCAAGGAGATGTTCGTTCCCAACATCGGCACGCCGTACATGATCGGTCAACACGGTATGGAGACAAGAACCTTCGGCAGCGCAGGCACCGTCATCCCGTCCTTCATGTTGGAGTCGATGGACAGGATGGCTAAGTCTGCTGAGAGGCACGCTGCCCAGTCGGAGGCCGCCGCTGCACAACAGGGTGACCGAATCGCTGCGATGTCCGGTGCACGTCGCTCTGAGGGCGCCGGGGACACCCACTACACAACGAACCAGTTCAGCTTCGATGGAGCAGTGTTCAAGGACGAAATCGACGTAGAGAAGGCAGTACTTAAGGCGCTGAAGAAGGCTGAGCGCGATAAGAAGGAGCGCCGTTAATGTCGTTCACGAGAACTCAGCTTGTAGCGGTGCGACGCATCGTGCAGGCTGGAGCGGTTTTCCAGGAAAATATTTCGCGTATGACCATCGCGCCGGACAACAACTCTGGTGTGACCATCAGAGTTCCCTTCGCGCCGAACGAAGTGCAGCATGAGGAGAGAGGTAGCGAGTGGGCAGTTCTGACGCGTCCACTGCTTACCCCAATCCTTGTTCGTGCCAGGGCACGGCTACCTCAGATGTCTTTCGATCTGACCATCGTGGACAAACAGGTATTCGTCAGCCAGGGCAGCTCATTCTGGCTGGACGCCGAGACAACTATCACGCAGCTTGACTCGTACGCCACATCAGGGACGCGCTTGCGCGTTTCATACGGTCAATACGAGTCTGGCCTGTGGTACATCACGTCGTTCTCATTCAAGACTGAAAGGTATGGCCCCAGCAACGAAGTCGTTCAGGCCATGGCAAGCCTTGTGCTGCGCCGGGCTGGAGATGCCATCGACGCAGTTGGTCCACTGACTGGAGGAGTAAAACCGAGCCAGCCATCGCCAGCGCCGGCACCACCTCCACAGCAGACGGGGTCGAGAACATATGCCGTCAAGGCCGGTGACACGCTATGGGCGATCAGCATCAAGTTCTATGGCACGGGCACCAAGTGGACTCAGATCGCTAATGCAAACGGCGTCAAGGACCCTAGGCGGCTTCAGATTGGCAAAGTACTGAGGATCCCCTAATGGCACTCACAGACAGCATGACGCTAAACGGCGCGCCGATCTACAACACGATCGTGCGCAACAACATGGTCGAGGCTTCCTTGTCCATGACGACAACTCAAGTGTCACAGTTGACCATCACCTGGACTGACCCAGGTTGGAGTATGTTGGAGTCTGGGCAATTCAACTTGGGAAAGAACGTCGACCTACCTGGCTTTGCGCTGGAGATCGCCGCGGTTTCGTCTGTTGACGTCGATGGGACTGCCGGCTTCAGCGTCGACTGCCGGCCGAGGTCAGTTCGCGCGCTGAAGAACAGGCAAGGCGCACGGGTCATGACGAACGTATCTGCGAGTGAGTTCGTTCAGTCAGAATGTGCCGCTGTCGGAGTTGCGAGCTTCGTGCAGTCAAGTGCAAGGCGTAGGCAAGTAGCACGTGACATGCCTACGCCAGGGCAGCAGGAAAAAACGAACCCACCGTCGAGCTGGACTACGTTTAGCCGGTTGGCGAACGAAGAGGGGTTCATAGTCTTTGAGGCTGCTGGGACTGTCTACTTCGGACGTCCGTCGTGGCTGCTGTCCAGAACAGTTACCAACGCATTCCTCACCTATGGTGCGTCGAGCAGTGACCCGTGGAAGGCGATGGCCCTGCCTGAGTGCCACATCACAGAGGACGACGTGGCTAAGACGGTGTCTGGCGAGCTGTCCGGAGAGCGAGGTCCGTACGTACGGTGCCCCTTCGGTTTAGTAGTGAGCGGCATGTCGTCTCGCTTCAACGGCGGGTACATGCTGACGTCTGTCACCATTGATGCTATGAACGACAGCTCCAACGTCCAGATCCAAGGGGGTACCCCTGTGGACCCGATCCCTCAACCACCGGCGGCGTAGATGGCTGTGCTGCATGTCGGAGACGTCGTGTCCATCCGGGGCACTGGCGCGATGGTGCACGTTCCCTTTGTGGCACCAGGTTTTGTGTTCGGTCCGCTGGAGATGTTGTATTCGGCGCGAGCCGGAGACAGAGTCATCGTGGGTCAGTTGGAAGGTGCTCCAGAAGACCTTGTTGTTATGGGTAAGGTCGACGCCTTCGTCAGCCCATACACCTACATCTACTTTTTCGAGACAGCTACTGAACGAGATGCTGTTTTCGATGGCACGCCGATGGACATGTCTTCTCCCACCTTCGCATGGGTGGATGACGACCTGAAGCTGTACGTGTGGACTGATGAGACAAACGCATGGCGTCAAGTTTCATGGGATGAAGCGCGTATAGCTGCGATTGAGGCAGTGAACGCGTCGCAGAGTAGTTCGATCGCCACCAACGCGTCTGACATCTCCGCCCTAGCTACCAGAACTACCAACCTAGAAGGTCTGGCGGTGTCGGACACCTCGACCATCGACCTGACGCTATCAGGTAGTTCGTGGCCCAAGACGCTGAGTGCATCCTTCATCCTGAACAGCATCACACTGGACAACTTGTCCGGCGTAGTTGTCTCAGGATCTACTGCTGGTCAAATGCTCCGGCACAACGGAAGTAACTACGTCAACACTTTCGTAAACCTGGATGACCTGGCTGACGTCGATGCTACGAGCCCAAGCGGCAAACCTGTGCTGCGTTGGAATCCGAGCACTAGTAAGTGGGAGGCGTACGACCAGATATCGCGAGGGCCTGCCGGTGGTTCGTACTACACAGGTGGTCTGACGATGGGCAGCACAGGTACAGAGGTGGCGTTGGCTGCATGGACAGACTCTGACGCGACTGTGTTCGAAAACAACAGGATCTACGAAGCAACGGTTGTGTGCGGCGTCGCAGAGACTTCACTGGGGACATTCCACCTGGGAACTGTTCGGGTACGGAAGACGGTCAACAGCACAACATCTCAGTTGTTGATGACGTTCCGAGCTGACTTGCCTGCTAACAACGGCGCCTTCGTACTCCAAAGAACGGCAGTCGGATACGTGAAGAACGTCTCTGGGGCGGACATCACGGCTACGCCAGGGATCACCAACCAGCGAGTAGTCGGATCGGGAACGTTCGACTTGTTCGGCGACGCGACACTTCCGATGACGTTGTACTTCAAGGATCTCGGGAGCGTTTCGGATCCTAACCTGAACAGCTACGTTGCTATAGCAACCAGCATCACCTAGGAGGAACCAGGATGACCAGCCTCATATCCCACCCGTTCCGTCTGGGGCCAACAGGTTCCGTCGTGGTGCATGAGCAGGACAGTGACGACTGCTACGCCGAACTTCTGGCTGTGATGATCGGTACCCGCCCGGGGGAACGAGACCAGGTGCCGCAGTTCGGCATCAACGACCCGACGTTTTCCACCATCGACCCTCACGAGCTGACGTCCAAGCTCGCCATCTTCGGCCCTCCGTTGCAGATCCAGGGCATCACCGTTCAGCCGATATCCGATACTGAACAAGACATCATCGTCGAGTTCACCGTCCAGCAGAGGTAAGCGATGCCATCTCCAGACATCAGGGCGTACGTCGACCTCACCGTGGACGACAGGACACCTCAAGACGTTTTTGCCGATGCACTGGCTACGTTGCAGACGAACCTGCCCGCGTGGGTTCCTCGTGAAGGTGCAACGCAAGTTCTGCTGCTCGAAGCTCTCGGCATGGAAGTGGCTGAAGCCGTTGTAGCCATCAACCGCGTGCCGGGCGCTGTCAACGAGACGCTGCTGAAGCTGTTCGGCATTACGCGCAACTCCGGTA